TCATAGAATCTCCTCCATCTTCTCCGACCCGTATCGTGACACGCACACATTATATAAGAGCATCGCCCTGGTCATAAGGTCGACACCTCCGATACGAGGGGTCACCATAATATCTTTCATGTTGTAAACCTCATCAGCGCAGTCTCCATGTTGCTTGCCATTCTCGTCGTAGTTAATACCAACGTCAATGCAGACGTCTGTGTTGAATAGATCTATATGAGAAATAAAATTGCGTTTTCCAACCGCAGAGATGACAACATTTGCTAGTTTTGTAACGTAAGCAGTATTCTTCATGTAGCTCCCTGTACTATTAACAGAGATCACATTACAGTGTCTCCCGATCAGCATATCGACCAGCGGACGACCTACGATATCAGATTGACCACACACAAGCACATTTTTGCTATCCAGATCGTACCCGATGGAATCAAAAATCTTCATAACGCCAAGCGGAGTACATGGCTGAAATTTGGATGTAGAATTAAAACCATCAACGTCAAGTTCGTCTGGAATAATGATATTCTTAGGATCGATATGTTTTGGCAGTGGAAGCTGGACGATAATACCATCTGCGTTTTCATAATTATAATCTTCTTGTATTTTATCTTTCAAACCATCTTCGGTTATCTCTTCTGGTAATTTGATAAGTTCTGCTTCGATTCCAACCTCTTCACAGTCACGCAGCTTGCCGCGAATGTAAGCGTTGGATGCAGGGTTATCCCCTACTTGATAAATATATAAAACAGGAGCATCGTTAGCTTCTGCGATAATATTCTTGATTTTATTTTTGATATCTTGTGCAATAGATTTGCAATCAATAATCATTGTGAACCTCCTTACAGCATCATACCGGTAATGGCATGAATGACTCTCTCGAATATCTCGTGATTAAAAACATAATCACCAAGGTCACGCACAAACGAGATGATATTATTTTCGCGGCCTTCGATTTTAAAATGCTTAAACCCCTGTGAAACCAACATTTTTATTTCATCTTCATTCATAGATGTACCCAGAAGAGGATTGCTATTTCGAGTAGAGCCGCAATAGTTATATACTATCGCCAACTGATTTTGCAGCTCCGTAATATCATCACCATTGACAATAGCCTGACCCAGCTTTGTGTTCAGCTGATAGTGACGGCCAGCCATGGGACAATTCGGCAGACACCGGTGATTGACAATAAATTCTACTCGATCATGGTCATGCAGGTTTTTAATAAACTGCTCGTCATGGATCTTAAATGGATTCACAACGACAATATCAAAACGGTCAAGCAGACGGTTATAATATTCAGCAGAATCATTCCCAAGACCGACTTCGACAGACGGTTTTACTTGCGAAGAAATCAGCTCAAGATTGGGATACATGTAGCGAATATAATCAGCAAGTAAATCGGACATAACAATAACGCCGTTACGGTTTATAAGACCATTCTGATTATTATGATCGAGGTGCCGCAACATAATATTTGAAGTTTCATCAACGAGATCGCCGCGTGTAACAAACGGACTTGAGAATGTCAGGCGAACTCCAAGACCAAGTTCATTATACTTATCTGCTCTGGATAAGACTTCTGACACAGGAAGATTTTGCTGAGGGATACGACCACCCTGCAAGACTGTGGAAATGCTGCCAAACACATATCTGATGCCATTTTTCTCACAAGCCATTTTACAAGCTTTGTCAATATCAAACATCATTTCATCATGGCCGCAAAACGCGCCGATATTCCAATCGATTTCACCGCCGTAATCTTTTACAAGCATCGAACTCTCCTTTCTTTAAAATCCAAGTTTTATCAAGGTCGTTTAGTGATATCGCAACCCATATCTCGTGCAAGTTCTAAAAATTCCTCAAAAGATAAGTCGTGCATAATTTCCGCAGTAGATACTTTATTCGGAGAGACGTATCGAAATTGTTTCTTCAGTTCGATATAACTGTCACTATTTCTTTTAATTTTTACCGTCTCAGAGTGCCCACCGACATTCGGGATAGTAACATAAAAATGATTTTTAATTGTCTCCCCTATCCAACTTGGCCGTCCAGCTCCATCTCTGTTATAAAATTTTACTGAATATTCTTCAATCGAATTCTTCTCAACGTATTGTAGCAAAGTTTTTTTATAAAAGATTTCTCTACGGTATGGAGCAATGCCACATAAGTCAGCAGAGATAATATAATATCCAAGTTCTTTCATCGATGTTCTCCTTTATATTCGCTGCTACTATACAGAATATTTCGTAGCTGATTGATAAAATCATTCACAACGCATTCACTGCAATCTAAATTAGCCGTACACATGCCACAGCTATCAGTATAATGGTGCAGTAGATATTCGATTGATCTTTTGTAATATTCTGTTTGGTCTTTATAAAACCCTAATTCTTTCATAAGAATCACCTCGTTACTGTACTAACTCCATTATTTTTTATCTGTCCTTTTTGAACATGAATTATTACAGAGTCAGCATTAACAGTATTGGTTGACTTATATTCGATATATGGAGCGTTGCTATCATATACAACTTTTACATGTCCTTTGATATTCATATAAGTGCCATTGCAAAGAACCGTAAGCATCTCGTAATTTTCTGCTGGAACATTAGATACCATAGTAGATGTATATCCGTAGATGCCCGGTTCCAGTTCTTCAATAATGGCAGTCCACTCAATCGGATTATAATGACGATAGATACCGTCGCCAATCGCCCATACAAAATATCCAACAATAAAAGTAATGAACACACCGACTGTCAAAAGCAAGATCTTTTCTCCAAGAGTGAGTTTTTCGTTATTACCATCCAAGTTCAACACCACTTTCATTTACAATATAGATGTCGTTGTCTTTCAAATACTCAACAAACTCTTCATGTGGTAATTTATGGGCGAGCTCACAAATAGTGTAGTTACTTCTACCTTTCACCCACTTTGTTTCTTTCCTCAAGTTAGACCACTGATGTACACGAAATTCCTTACAACACCATTTTAAATGAAAGGCATCTGCACACAAATCGCAAATTGGTATCTCTACATAAAAGTCACCCGGATAGCGTTTTCGTCGCCACCACTCCATATCATAGAATACAATACCATAGAGTTCAGGATAATCTTCAAATCCATGTTCTCTAAGGTAAGTAAAACTCAATCCATTGATGGTCCATTCTGGCGACCTTGGAGCTGTATATCGAAGCTGCGATTCTGTATGTGAGATACAGGCGTTGTTATATTTTCCGTCGATGCCCATAATGTACCAGTCAGATTTATAATAGCCTATTTGCTTAGTCAAACTCTTACCACCTTATAAAAGTCTAGTTCTTAAAACATACATTCTTGAAATTAAGCTTGCTTTGGCATATTATTTTTCTTTATCGCAAATTCTGCAATACCGATGAAACGGAGATTCGATAATCTGCCAAAACACAGGTTCCAACTTGTGCTCACTAAAGATACGGCTGTTCTCCATAATATCAACCGGATAAGAACTAGAACCACATTCAGGGCAGTTATACTTTAAATCACAATAATTGGCTGGCTTGAACTCTCCGAGAGAATCTGCATCCACCCAAAACTCACAACCGCAGCTAGAGCATCTAAACTCTACTGAGTATTTTATTTTTTCTCTTTCTTTACCATGAACTTCAATTCGTACAGCCATCGTGCACCTCAATCCACAAAAATCTTTTCTCTTGGAACTGCTGGAAAACAAGAAACGACTTGTTCTCCGCATTCTGGACATTTTGCCAGTTTTACGCCTGGTGCGTATTCTCGTATAACGGAATAACTCGGAAGTTTAATATCTTTGTCATCAGCCCAAAATATACATCCGCATTGGCACGAAAATTTTGCAGCGTATCTCTTTTTCTTTGGAGTCCCTTTGTGTTGAACAACCATAATCATAGCATTTCACCTCAATCTGCAAATACAAACTGTGTGTTAAAAAAGTTCGTCGCATGAATCATATTTTCTTCTGATAGAGCAACCTTGATAATCTCATCGTCAGTATACGTCTTGTTGTATTCTTCTGTGTCGCAAACCTTGTAAATTTTGCCGTCTTTATTTTGATACAGCGTTCCTTTGCCAAGTTCTAATGTAGCTGTTTTCTTTTCTTCTTGAATATGTGCTTTCATACAACCTCCTTAATCAAATATCGTTAAACGCATCTATAGTCCATCCAATAAGACTATTTAGTTTTTCTATAATCTTGTAAAGGATGTTTTTTAAATAATGTTTCTGTTCAGGCATACTGCATGTAAATTCCGCTGGGCCTTCTCTTTTCGGAGAACTTGTTTGCATGACATATGCTTCATCATTGTGAATGATTCCAATTTGAGTACAGTTATCGCAATTACAAATTTGAGTCTGATTTATTGTAACATTCCGTTTCATATATTTATTCCTCCCACCCACCACTGCGATTATGTATCAGATACCAAACTTGGCGTTTACCTTTTTCAGATTATCGGCAGCCTCAGTATATGCGTCGCGTGCGGCATGATAATCGGCTATCTTAGCTGCCAGAATTCGTTTTGCTTCCTGTTCGGCAGTATCAGCATTTGCGAGTTCCTGATTCAGCTGAAAACCTGCCGCCTTGATACCACTGGTAAAGCCCTGCAGATCACTGGATGCAACCTTTTTCTCAGCGATATAAGTACCCCTTTTGCCGTTGACAACAGAGTCAGTGTTGAACATCTTTACGATGCAATCAGTGGTGCCATCGTTAACGTGATAAACATAAAAATACTTAGCCATAATTATTTCTCCTTTACTCTGTGATATTATATCTTTCTTTATGTTTCTCGAACTCATTACTAGCTTCTGAAAATTTTTGCGTTGCACAGAATAATCTTTTCTGAAAGCTTTCACGCTCATTACAAATTTTCTCAAGATCTTCTCTTGCCAACTTTTCTTTGTTCCACGCACATAGAAAAATCGCGTCTACTTCTTTATATCCAAGGTCTTCCAATGCCATACAATACATTAAAGTCTCTTTTTCCGAGGAAAACCGTTTTTCGATAAAATTCTCCCCATCAACAACACAGGCAAAACCAACCGTATTCCCATCACATTCTTTGTGAAATACTTTCATAGTATCCTCACTTTCCAGAACTCCCAAACCCTCCGGCTCCACGCTCAGTTTCGTCCAATTCGGAAACTTCTTCAAAATCAGCCTGCCAGAACGGAACAACCGCCATCTGAGCAATGCGGTCACCGTGAGTAATCATTTGAGGGATATTAGAATGATTATGTAGTGCTACAATATACTCTCCACGGTAATCCTGATCGCAAATGCCAGTTTTGTTTGCAGGAGCAAGTCCCAACTTAGTTGCCAAACCGCTGCGAGCATAGATAGCGACATACCAACCTTCCGGCGGAGCCATCCGTAAACCAGTATGTACCTTAACGGTCTCATGTGGCTGAATCATAATGCAGCGATCACCATTCTTGTTTACCATCGTTGCGTCATCAAAACCGATATAGGCATAAAGGTCTGCGCAAGCAGCATTTTTAGAACCATAAGTCGGCAGATGAGCATCTTCGTGCAGTTTATTGATTTTAATGTTTGGATGGTAAATAGTAGTAAAAGAATCGCAATCCGGGAACTTTTCGTAATTTCCTAAATCCATATTATTTTCCTTTCTCTTCTGGAGTCCACCAAAGGACTGGTCTTCGTAAAGCAAAACTCTTATTACAGCCGATTACACGTTGATTGGAACTCCCCATGTACGGCAAAGAGATATCTCGTTTAGATTCGATATATGGACCATCGACTAGCACGTTTATGTTTCGAATAATTGTTACCGTTGTCGGAATAGTTTGATATTTCAATTCTTCTGCCGCCTGTTGAATCAATTCTTCCCATGTATATCCTGTCCACATCCAAATGTCTTTGCTTCCTTCAAACTCGTGTCTGACTCTTATTAGAATTTTGCAAATCATTTCCCTGTTCTCTGGATATAGTGGATCTCCACCAGTAAGCGTAAGCCCCTGAATATAATCAGGTCGAAGTAAATCTACAATTTTATCAAGCGTTTCATCCGTGAATGGCTGACCGCCATTCGGGTCCCATGTAGCAGGATTCTGACAGCCGTGGCAGTGATGGTCACAACCCTGTACGAACAATGTGACGCGCACCCCTTCGCCATTTGCTATATCACATGGAATAATTTTAGCGTAATTCACTTACTCACCTCTGCGTTCTTCTTAGCAGCTGCATCGATTGCTTCCTGCTCAGTTTTATAAAGGCCATTTGCATACCTGTTATAATCTCCGTCGCAAAAAATAATGTGATCTTCGTCGGCTACCCACATTTGGTTAAGATTATTAAAATTAAGCCTTATATCAAATCTTGCAATCTTTCTTTTTTGTGCATAGTAGGAAAGATTTGAGACTCTTTTATATCCGTTACATTCAGGACATTTAATATCACGGTCTATGCTTCCATTGATTTTTGTAGAGACAACTCCTTTCCCATGACATAATGGACACTCGTAACTCTTATACTTAGCTTCTATTGTCCAAGCATCGTCTCCAATTTTGAAATCACCAATCAACGCACCAACGATTTTATTTACAAAGCCTTTTGGCAAATCATGTTCGTCCATTCGCTTATATAAAGCAATCTGGTCTTTAAGTTCTTCTTCGGACTTATGTTTTTTGTATTCAAGCTCATTGACTTCACGCTGAAGTTTAATTTTTCTCGTTTCCAAGTCTTGATATTCTTTCATGGTAGTCTTAGCGCTATCAGAAACAAGATTTTTTAGTTGCTCAATTGCACTAGATACAATTTGGTCAGCCTGAGACTCTGCCTCTGGTTCACACCAGCTATAATCTTCAAAATATCCCATCTTAAATAAACCTCATCCACATACTTGCACATACGATGATAAAAATATTCAGCGCAATGCAGCCATACATTCCATTTTTCTTATCACCTCGAAAAATATATGTAGAGGCATCATACAGAATCTGCTCAGAGCGAATTGTTGCTGCGGTGAAAATCAAAATAATATAAGCCTTGGTCATAAGCCAAGCAATCTCAGTCAGCATCGATTAGCACCTCCTCGACAGGAATAATCTGACCATCAACGTAATAGCACATCTGACCGTGCTCATTATAATAAGGAGACATATAGCCGTAGCCTTGATTTCCGAAGTATTTACTGAATAAGTAATACATAACGTGCGTATCTTTGTCATACACCATAGGGATGTCACTAATACGATAGAACCAATTATTTTAGAAAGCGCATCCGGTTTTGTGTTCTTTAAGCCCCATTCTTCTCTTCCTCAATCATGTATCGCCAATAATCCGGCTCTTTAAGAGTATTAAGTACGCCTTCAGTATGCCATCCAACACAAGAACTTAAAACAGCCGTATCCTCTCGACCATCTTTATATTTAATCTTGCACAGCACTCCATATTTCGGCAGGTCAGTATTTGTATTCTTCCAACCGTCTTTATCTTCCGGCCAGTCGATTCTAGCTCCGCAGTTACCACAGTAACCATTACGGTTACCATCTTCATTAAAGAGATATTCACCACTGTCACAGCACTGGCAGGAAATGATGCCATCTTCTGCAAAAGGATTGTTAATCATTTTTAGCCTCAATTTCTTTCCATCCAATGAAATCACAAATACAAAGTTTCTCTGGATCACACCTGTGGAGCAGGAATTTATTCTGTCCAGAAAGCCTAGAACCGCCAGACACTTCAGCGTATTCATAACCATCTTTAAACATTTCGGAAAGACTCCATTCCTCAACAGCAGATAAATCAACATCATTTTTAATGATATTGCGATCGCATCCACGGCATTTGAAAATTTTTACGTATTTTTTCTCCATATTACCTCAGTACCCTTATCATCGGCAGTGTTGTTTTTCATATCATCGAAGAACGAACCGTAATCAAACCACTGATCTTTGATGATGTTACCGATGATTTTCACAGGTTCTCCTCTTTCGATAGCTGCACGGATGTATTTTCCTTTAAGTGATTCAAGTTTAGAACAATCAACAACATCTAAAATCCTTACGATAGCTTCAGCTCCGTCTTCATAACCTTCAAAATTTGCAGCATTTCCATCTTTAATAGACTCTTCGTTGATGTAGTATTTTCTACCGATGGAAGGACCTGTGTAATTTACTCCCCATCCATCACCTTCTAAAGTGAGTGTAAGAGAAAGAAATCCGTAATCTTCTATTCCAAAAGATACATTTTTAATGTATGCGTTTCTCAGCTCGTATCCATTAGCTTCAAGAAGGTCTTTTGTCCATTTCTTCATATATTTACCTCACAAAACGGCACTTTTATCAAGCCTTCAAACAGCTCCAATAGTTAGTGTACAAAAGTCGAGCGCTTACATCTGGCTCGTAAGGAGCAAATAGATGCTCCCGGTGCCATTGGCCGCGCACATATTGGATTGCTTCATACTCACTGTCAGCAGGAATCTCATAATATGAGAAATTGCGTTTTCCGTTAGCCATAATGTATGATAGACTTACACCGTATACACAGGTTTGACCATAATTCATAACAGTCTCCATTCTTCTCTGGAATACATTTCCATCCAAAGATTCTTCAACGGAATTCCATTTATCTTCTTTGCTTCAAGATGTTTTATTTCAAGCTGCTCATTATTGCGGTATTCGTATCTTATTGTGCTCTCCACTTCATAATGAGTATTTTCGTTTACAATCTCACAAGACGCCCAGTTATCGGTTTCAATAATGAGCACTTCCTTATATGATGGGTTAAATAGGGGGCCAATATCGAAGTAACATTTTGATTCAACATTCATAAAGCACCCCACTTTTCACGGCCACATGTATCACATACAAAGTGCCATTTATCATGCAAGCTATGAGTGTTATCGTAAAGCATAACACCGCCACATCTACTGCACTCTGGAAGAAACCAACGGAGAAGATGTTTTAAGAATTTAACAATCATCGTTTCCCTTCTTCTCTAAAATACCCGTTGCTTCCATAATCTCAAAGAAATCATCCATGAGAGCATCAGCCATCTTTCCAGAGATTTCTGGAGGTTTTAAGCCAAAATCTCCAAATGCACAGCAAAGACAACCCCAAGGAGTCAGAAAATATCTTTCGTTGTCATCTTCAGGATTGATGTTTTCATAAACGATATTTTCGTCTTCCATCTTAACCACCTACCTTTTCTGTGTTCTGGACCATACAACTCATACCGGGATGAGATTTTTCAAAGCGATGATGTGCCTTGTTCATAGCATCATTCTGATCTTGTGCTTTGACCATATATGTATTGAGTTCCTGATGCCCATCATCGTAGTACATTACTTCAACAGACCAATAATCCATAAGACTCCTTTCTTTATCGACCGTTATAAAAATCAAACTCAACATCAGAAATAATATCTTCCATTTCATTTTGACTAATATTGTTCGCTTGTTGTATGGCTCGAATGATTTCGAGAATCAACTGACGTATACGTTTCACATCCATGTTTTTATGCCACCACACCCACCCTGCTTGTTTATTTATTGACTCTTGTTAGTTTTAAAACCTCCAAACACAAGTAGAACTAACCAGACTCCACTTGCAACCCACAGTCTAAAATTTGGCCCAAGCATTTTCCAAACACCGTAGAGAATAAGGACTGTGATAAACCAGGATAAAATAAATCCTAAGATATTTGCGAAAATTTTCATTTTTAAAGCCTCATTTACTCACCCTTGGTGACGACTGTATCTGCACCCTGAACGGTGACCCAACCATGCTTCAGACGAGCTTCTGCTTCCTTCATCTGAATCAGTTCAGGAGTAATAGACTCCGAGAGTACCTTGTTTGCATCAGCCTCGGCCTGTGCTTCGATCATCTTAACGTCAGCTTCCGTCTGTGCCTTAACTTTATCAGTCTCTGCCTGAGCCAGAGCGGTCTGCTTATTCAGCTCTGCAATCTCTGCATCCTGCTTTGCCTGCTCCTTGGCACGAATCTTCTGCATCAGGGTATCATCAGGCTGTGCGTCAACAATCAGTGCGGAAGAGACATTGATTCCATACTCTGCGGTCAGCCTCTCATTCAAATAGTTGGTGATTGCAGTATTAACACCTGCGCGATCATCAGAATAAATCTGCATGACACTGAACTGAGGAGTAACTTCCTTGACGTAAGCAATAATATCGTTCTGGATCTTGCTCTCCATCAGGCTCTCACCGTCCATACCACCAAACTTGGTGTACAGTTCAACAACATGCTCCGGCAGGAAGTTATAATTGACAGTCAGGTTGATTGCAATCGTACCGCCATTAGCAGGAGCATCAATGTGCCAATCTGCGTGTTCCTTTGCGCCATAATCGGACGGAGCATTAGAAAAGACTACTCGCTGCTGAGTAATCGGGAACTCAGACACATGCTTCAGAGGGCTCATAAAATGCCAGCCCTGAGAAATAGTTTGCTGCTCGACACCCTTTGCGGAATAAACAACACCAACATAACCAGTATGTACTCGCTCGGTACAAAGCACTGCGCCAACCGCAACGAGGAATGCAACAAAAATTGCCATAAATTTCTTCATAAATATCTCCTCAATCTTTGTAGTTATCTTTTAAAATGTAATAGGCGATAACCCATACAATCACAAAGAAAACAATAATTTCTTTCATATGTAATCCCACCAACCCACAACTCACACGTTAATGAATCACTCGATTGTGCTTAACACGAAGCTCAACTTCTTGCTGCTTACCAAGATTGAAAGCTGTAGTGTAATCGCCCGTGAGATAGCCCGTCACACGACGAAGACGCCGAATATTATGACTTCCACACTCAGGGCAAGTATCACCAATCTCATCACAATAACCGCATTCCATACAGGTATCATTTGGAACATTCACTGCAAAATACGGAATGTCATGATCCATTGCATAGTTCACAATTGTTTCCAGCGCACCGAGATTATTCTTTACAGTCGAGTCGAGCTCTACATACGCGATGCAGCCTGCGCTTGAATATCCGTCAAGCTGAGACTCAATATCGATCTTTTCAAACGGTGTCACTTCTCGCCATACCGGAACATGGACACTGTTAGTGAAAAACTCTTTGTCTGAAACGTTTTTAATATCACCATATTTTGCCTTAAATCTCTGCATGGCAGTAAAACAAAGGTTTTCTGCGGGCGTAAAGTACACGCCAAAATTTAGAGAATACTTGTGCTTGAATTCGTCGCAGCGATCTTTGTAGAGCTGACAAATTTTCTTTGCAAGCTCAAGGCCATTATCACAAGTTTGATCTTCTCCAATCAAAATCTGAAGAGTTTCAGCCATGCCGAGCAAACCAACAGCCAACGTGCCATGTTTCAGAGCGGAACGAATATCTTTTCCGTCATATCCGGCCATTGTTCCATTCTCCCACATGAATTTTGCAGACTCAGGAGACTGAGAGCAAATCCACTCGAAGCGTTCAATCAGCATATCTTTTGCTTCATGCAACTTCTGGTCAAGAATGGACATAAACTTGGCTACAGTCTGTCCTTCAAGGTCTTCTCCAGTAGCGTTTTTAATGGTATATTCCTTCGCTTCCATTGCAAGAGTAGGAAGAATAATCGTAACAGGACAGATATTCCCTCGGCCATCCTTCAACTGCTCAAAGCCGTTGACATCCCAACCATTTGCAGTTCTACAGCCCATCGTCGAAAAATACGTTTTTACATTATTTTTATCGTATCCTTCATTGCCGCTCCAATCGACATTGGCATAATTAGGATAAAGACGCTGTGCAGTGGAACGCAGTGCCAGCTGATACATATCGTAATTAGGGTCTCCGGGAGCACGATTGATTCCCTTAGCCATCTGGAAAATACCACAAGGGAAAATGCTAGTTCTATGTAATTTGCCGATACCCTTAATGGAAGCATTTAGCAATGCTTCGATAACCATTCGGCCTTCAGGCAACGTACATGTGCCATAGTTGATAGACGTGAACGGAAGCTGATTTCCGCTACGTGATTGGAGTGTATTTAGATTATGGTACATGCCTTCAACGGCTTGGTTCAACTCACGTTTGGTCATATCCATTGCGTACTGATATACTTTTGCATTCCTTGGATCATTAGCCTCTAGGTCGTTAAAAGATAATTCTTTGGGTACTCTGCTGGGGTCATCTTCAGGCTTAATGTATTTAATCCCATCTTTAAAATGCTTCGAAAAGCTCTTCCGTACATAAGGAACCATAGTCCAGTCTAGGTGTGTTGCGCTCACGCCGCCGAACTGCTGAAGACTTTGAATCTGGAAGATGACTGCGACAAGCTGGAATGCCGTACTGATGGACTGTGCAGGACGAACATCGGTCTGGCGAGTGTTGAAACCATTCGCAAGCAGGTCATCAAACGGGATACTTAAACAGTTACCTGTAGTCATACAACCATCAAGAATAAACGTTTTTGTTACGGGCTCCTCGACACACCATGCAGTTTTATACCCATTATCGCCGTCTCTGCTGGCCGCAATACTTTGCAAAGTCCATTTCGTAGACTGCTCTTTTACCAAATAAAACTCGTATAAGGTTCTGCCATCCTTAAAATTTGTGTCATTAAATTTCTCATTTTCAGACCAAATGTAATAGCCGCAAACGGATGACACATCTTCAATAAAGTGCTTCATTCGAGGATCAGACGTTGACAGCATTACTGAACCATTTTCTCTAAAATGTCCATCAGCATGAACGTAACCTTCAAAAATATTGCACAGGTCATCATATGACATGATCTTCCAAAATTCATTATCCAAGAACGCCTGTTTAAAAGCACCATTCCCACGAGAAATCAATGTGATATCTCCGTTTTTGTGTGTCTGTCTTTTTGACCAGCCATTATCCAAAAATTTATTGATATATTCAATTTTATGCCCACAAAGACGAACCTGCATACTGCTGTTTGTGATTCTGCTCTTATCCTTTGACTTCATATAAAAGTCAACGCCATCTCCAAGAACAAAACCAAAACACCACAAGCTATCATTGGATGAATATTTATTTTGCACTTTTGTGGTCAGAATCAAAGAATCTCCAATATTGATATTGTCAGTGACCTCTCCATTTTCAAGAACCCAACGATGATTTCTAGTACATGTGACTTTTTTAGTAGTAAGGCTACTTTTGAAAGTCAACTCATACATTTTCTGCTTTCCATATTTATGAACGGTTGCTTTTCTCCACTCGCCATTCTTATCCAGAACATACACAATTTGACCATCGGTACAGTCGCCAAAACGCTTAACACCAGTTTGAGTAATAAACTTTGTAGCGGAATCGTAGCAGTTATGCATACCAACTGCGTAGCTATCGAGATCGTGGATATAAATTTCATTGTTCTCGTGATTCTCACGAGCCATCTTAGACATACAGTAGTCAAGAGCATATCGCTTGGAAACCACCCGGCTCATCTCGCCAATACGACCGCCAAAAGATGCTTCATCGACATTGGCATTCTGATTATCAATCTTCTTGCCAAGAAGTTTTTCTTCAACCGCATCCATCAGCTCCTTGTAGTTGCTGCGAGCAATACCATGCAGATACCGATAGTTCATATAAGAACGAGTTGTCTCATAGTAACCACTCTGCATAAGGCGATTTTCAACTGCATTCTGAATTGCTTCTACATCCATAGTAGAATCGATTGCTGCGATTTCCGATGCAATACTATCACTCAGCTTGTGGTCAACAGGATCTGAGGAATCATTCATCGCCTTCTCGATTGCATTTACAATCTTACTTTTATCAAAAGGAACTTTCGTTCCATCGCGTTTAATCACATATTCCATGTAATCACCTCTTACTCAGCATCCTGCGCATCGTTCTTTTCAGAAACAATCGTAGAATCGCTCACAAGATTCACATTCTTAGTAACCTTTGCATCATAGCTGTTAGCACGGACAATTTCCTTCATATCGATGCCAGTTGCTTCACGAACGGCCTCAAAGGTCTGAGCCATTACTGCCGGAACATTACCGGAAATCTCAGAAACGCCATTTGCATTACTGCCGATAATAGAAACCTTATCGATGGAGGCCAGCGGCTTTGCAACCTCAGCTGCGATGTTAGGCAGAATCTTGATGATCATTTCACCCATAGCCGCACCATTGTACTGCTTGTAAGCTTCAGCCTTCTTCAACATAGCTTCTGCTTCAGCAAGACCCTTCTGCTTGATGGCCTCAGCTTCTGCCATGCCAACCATACGGATGCCTTCTGCTTCCTGTTCCTTGGCGAACTTTGCAGATTCTGCAGAACGCTCTGCTTCGTACTTCTTTGCTTCAGCTTCCTTCTGACGCTTATACAAATCGGCATCTGCCTGCTTACGAACTTCCGCATCCAGCTTCTGCTGGCGAACTTCTGCTTCCTTAGCAGCCAATTCAACCATCTTTTTCTGCTGTGCAATAGCTGCATCGGCTTCAGCTTCCTTAATTTCCTTGTCACGAAGGTTCATCTGAATCTGACCAGCAGCCTCGGCATCAGCATTTGCCCTATCAGCCTTAGTCTTCAGAGCGGCCTGAGCCAGCAGATACTCATTATTGCGCTGGGCGATAGCAGTCTTGGACTCAATTTCCTTCTCGTTTGCTTCACGGGCAGTATCAGCCTTTGCGCGAGCAATATCACGAGCTGCCTCTGCCTTGGCAATCTCAGCCTGTTTCTTCACCAGTTCTTCCTGCTGAACACCAATTGCCTCGATGACACCGTGATTATGACCCTGAGCGTCAATAGCATCCTTGATGTCCTGAACATTAAAGGTAACAACCTCCAGACCCATCTTTGCAAGATCAGGACGAGCATTCTCAACAACAGAGATAGCCATCTGCTTACGGTTAGTCAGAATGTCGTTGACAGTCATTTCGGAAACAATCTCACGCAGATTGCCCTGAAGGACATCGTTAATCTTCTCGTTGATACCATCTTCACTCATGCCAAGGAAGTTAGAAATAGCAGCCTGCTGACGGGCACTGATATAGGTTTTAGCATCTGCACAGCCCGCACTCTTGATTTCTTCATCAGTTACAGTAGAGTTTTCAGAGTAAACCTGAACAGTAACAACAGAGTCCAACCACAAAGAAACGCCCTCTTTAGTCTTAACACCGGTCTCAGGAGTCTTGACATCAATCTTGAGCAGTCGCATATTCAGACGATCAGCTCGCTGAATAACAGGCAGGACGAACACTCCACGACCACAGATAACCTTCGGCTTAGACAGTCCAAAGCCGGTCACAACGATTGCCTGAGTCGGAGGAGCCTTCTTATAACAAGTAAATGCAAAGGCAACCAAAAGGATAACAACGACAGGAACTGCAATAAACATCATATTCATGTATTTTCTCCTTGATTATTTTAAAACAAACTTGGCAAAGCCAAAAAACAACATTATAACAAACAGGGCAAATGCCGCATATGGTTCTTCCCAGTTGTATCTCATTCTCATTTATGTAAACCTCATCTAAAAGCCATCAAAGCAAGTCCTGGTACTATAATGAAGAAAAATATAACAAAAATTAAATATGTATCGTTTTCATTTCTCATTAAAACTTGACCTCATCGGCATAATCAGGAACCACGGCAGTCTCAATATTGCACGTCGGCTCTGCCTTTGCCAGCTTTTCTTTGAATGAATCATCAGGACGAGGAACATACTGAACGCATTCATTTACTGTCTTTCTAATAGTAGGAATATATACGTCTCCGTAATCCGACATCGTAGTTAACTTATCAGTAACATCATTAGGAACTTTCTTTAGCGTATCTACGACACTTTCAGTAACCTTCTGCTGTTCCTCTAAAAGCCGGATTTTATGGTCCAAATAAAAACGTGCCTTCGCCAAATCTTGAAGCTGAGAATTGCCATCTTTGTTACCTGCCCGGCTTAGATACTTACCAACATTCCAAAGATAAGCATCCTTGTCTAACTGCCACTCTCGCAGCACTTTGATAGCCTCATAGGGATTGTCTGCACCGCCGTAATAAGACGGGTGCTCGACGTTCTTCTTAATTTCGTCAAGTGTTTGCATTTAAAGCCTCCTGTTTTAGTTTGTCGTATTTATCACGAATCTCGTGGAACTTACCACAAGACATCATACCTTCAGTACAACCATTACCACAGCAATTTGGACCAGCATACTTAAATAGATGAGGAGCAATCGGATAGACAAGCTTCAACATCTCGGTTGCAAGCTCTTTGATTTCCGGCTGTGCACGTTCGCAGCAACGCAGGTTAAAGAAATTATTCAACGAACGAGCGTTCATTGTAACAATCATCTTAGTAGAACAAGCATTCGGAAGAACAGCACGCGCGTTCTCATTTGCGATCTTTGATGCTTTTGCTCGTGCCTTTTTCTCAGTCAGGCGAGAATCGGCAACCATCAATTCCTCAGTAATCTTGTCTTCGAGAATCTGGCACAGATGTTTATAGGAATATTCAGCAGTCTGAATCGCCTGTTCAAATACCTCTCGTGCTTCGCTATCATCATCGATAACATCAGGAACCACGATTTCCGCATTGTTCATTCGCACATAGCGCTGACTCTGTACGCTGAAAGATGCAATGCGATGCCGGGTGATCTGTGCCAGCAAAGAACGACTCACACCTTCGATTCCAAAAGTAAAAGTCACATGCTCAGTAGGACTGGCGTGACCAAGGCTAGAAAGTCGATTCAGAAACTCATCGACCTTCTCATCGGTCAGTCCATCCATCAAATCCTGAATACTCGAATTGGAATAGCACAGCTTTGCAGCGGCAGCTACTACTTTTTCAGGATCAGGAGTATGTGTAATCAGTTTAACTACCATTCAACTCTCCTTAATATTCGTCCTGCCAGTTTTCAGGAATGTCACTCTCGTCAATTACGATGCAATTCCTTGGTGCAACATTCGTTGTGTACTTTCCGTCTTGAACTTTAATCATTACGTTCATAATTGAGACAACTTTACGAATGCTCCAAAGAACTCCGCGACCATTTCGAGTTCTAGCTCTAAGAACTGTGTCGCCAACATGAATCTCTCTATTAAGAATATCGGTTACCATTTAATCCTCCTTTATTTTAGAAGTGCAAACTTAAACCAATCTGGGAAGTTGGATACTGAGATCCCATACTTGACAAGGCAAGACAACAGCCACAACGCAATCATAATTCCGACCGCAATAAGATAATCCTTAAAAATCTTAATGAAAGCGATCCACATCTTAATCGTATCTTTCACTTACCTCACCTCTTTATCCCATTCATCTCTACGTTTTAGTGAAACAAGATAGTTATGTTCAGTTGTTACAACACAATCATTTGCTTCCCGGTAAATAAGTTCTCCACGTTGTTCAATCGGATACCATCGTTCGAAATAAACTATATCTTTTTGATGATTATCCTTTTCGATTTTTTCGACCCTTACAACCGAAATCATTGCAAAATAAGGGAGGCCAGATGGAACCTCTGTAATCAACACATAATCTCCAACACTAAATGAATTCCCGTATTGGTCAACTGCCACTTACCTCACCTCTTTCAATCAACTCATCCACAGTAACCTCTCCACAGAGAACCTGTTTAAGCTGCTCTTCTGACAACTGATATGTAATCGGCTCTCCACACTCGACAGGATATCGAGCTAAGGTTCTATAATACTCTGCAAGGGCTCGTTCCTTACGACCCTGCTCACGATGGTCAATACCAATCATATCACCCCACCTCCTTCCTCAAGTTTTTCGCTCTTATCAGTCACGACATATACATCATCTTCAAGGTCTTCTTTTGGAATCATGACAATGTTTAGCATTTTTCTGAATAATTCATTATCAGTTACGATAAAATAAAAAAATTCATTTTCTGAAACTACTTCGTATGTAGTTCCTCTTTGAAGTCGAACAACTTCGTCTATGCCAACATCAGCATAATAGTCCGTCCTGAAGTACATCCTCATTAGGACTCCTTGTAGGGTTCCATATCACCCTTCCAAATCTGGAAGTAAGAATGTGCATCAATGCCGTAGACCTGACCCTTCATGCCGGTACTGGTAATCTTGTAAGGCTTTCCATCTTCAAGGCTATTGATAAAATCCTGATACTGAGGACTCATCTTAAAGAAGTCTTTCTTTCCCTGAATCCTCTTTACCTTAATGGTGACCTCATCACCAATCTTGGGTTCCCATTCCTCTGCTGGCATTCCAGCCAGAAAGTCGGGACCACCAGCCTTCTTGATTCGCCGGGCAAGGATTCGTGCCTTACGCTGCTCTCTGCGCCGGTCTTCTCGATTCATCGAATTACTCATATTCTGTTCCTTTCAGCTTATCAAAGTAGGGGTCGCCGTCTCGCTTCTCTAATAAGTTGAGCTCCCCGGCGGAGCCTACAGAATACAAACGAAAATTTTTAAAAATCTCAGCACCTTTAATAGTGGCTAGAGATGTAATTATGTACAATATATTGTGTTCTTCTGTACCATCCGCAAGTTGAACTTCAAGCCGTTCACGTTTTGGAATGGCAAGTTTTCGGAAGTCATTCAAATAAAACCGCCTTCTTCCAATTTCTTTACAATCTGTTTGTTTACATTGATTGGAAGACGTGGATTTGTTAGCTGTGCAGGAGACACAATGTTAATATAGAAATATGGAGAAAATTTCTCCTCCAAATCCTCATATACTGCCGCAAACTCGCCAAAACCAAAGCGATCTTCCGTTATAATATACTCCCAAATTGCGGACATTCGGCTACTTTTATATGGTTCCCACAAACGGCTACTTTTATATGGTTCCCACCAATACCCTTTACTATCAGAATGGCAGTTTGCCTTAATGATCTGCATAACCTTTTTACGAGTTTTCTTTGACATGTTTCTCATATGATTTCTTCCTGTTTTGCTTTCTTCGAGACGGTTAGCTCTCTGAAATCATTCATTTTGGCATTATGTATGCTTTCTCATTTTTCCGATAGCAATCAAAAATACGTGCGACAACATCATAGCATCTACTCTCAGAGTCATAACTACCAAGGATAATTCTACGCTCACCCATGCCCTGCCTTGCATAAACATTAAGGCTTGCGGTATCAATGATTGCCATACGGTCAAGATTTATAATTTCTCCGTCTTGCGTTAAAAGTAGCATTTTAAACACCTCACAAATCAGCAAGCTGTGCAGGAGACCAGATATCTGGAATATCCAAATCCATCCCAAACTCCTCAGACATTTCATTCTTGATTCCCCAAAAGTAACCTTCGGATGGAACGTAAACAATAGACCACCATCCATATGCTTCTTTGTTCTTAGGCGTGAATTCACGAGTTGGAATTCGATTACCGCCAAAGCTAATTGTTGTGGTTTTGGATGGATTCTCAACACATTTGTTATCCAGAATCCGAAGAATATGCTTAATAGACTTCTTGGAAAGATTCATAGCTTTCTCCTTAACCGTAGCTTACTTCATTCTTATCGTTTCGGAAACGCACAAAAGTCGGGAACTGCAAGGATTCTGCGCCAGTCTTCTTATCGCAGCTCTTTTCCTTGAATTTTACTTCCACAATCTTGCCGATGTAATTATCAGGATTTGCCCACACAGCAGCTCTCGTAGTATCATCAAAACCAGAACCAACACGAAGCTCATTACCCTTGTAATCCACAACAAGAGCGCCCATCGTACCAGCCAGACGGTTCTGACCTTCCTCAATCGCAGTGATTCGCAAGTCAACAGTGTAGAAGCGTTTGACTTTCAGGCAACCATTATGACGAGTCCGACGATAAGGGACGTCCGTGTTCAACATAAGACCTTCCCAATCGTTCTCAACCGCATAATCAAGCCACTTCGAAATCACACTCTGGTCAGTGCCCTCATAGACCATCGGCACAATCTCAATATTTTCAAGGTGCTTGCGAGTAATCTCTGCGCGAAGACAATTTAATCCAATACGGCGAATTTTATATGGGATAGTACACTTTCCACGGTCGAACTCTACAACAGGAATCACATCAAAAATCACAAATTTGATTCCAGTCTTGTCCTTGTTGTCAGAATTAAGTAGGCCAGTGCCATAACGAAAAGCCTCTCCGTCCGACATTCTTTCTGGGTTCTTGTAGATCAGCTCACCATCAAACACCCACGCATCTCGCCTTGAGGCGTCTCCATCGTATAGAGAAAGCAGGTCATTCTTTATATGGTCGAGTCCTTTAAACTTCTGAGCCTGCCGAGAGATGAGCTCGCCTTTATACATGGTGCCCCTATTTCCATTCATCTTCTGGCTCAAACTGAACCAAATGCCATCCTTCAGCTTTACTTTATCAATCGGATACCCCTGCTGAACCTCCCAGACAGGAATAATTTCTTCGCCGTACACCTTATTGATGGTAGCTGCCTCGACTCCGATCGGCAGGTTCTTAGTGAACAATCGCTTTAGAAACTCTTCATGCTCAGGATTTTTATGTAAATAATTCTGGATGGTTGCAATTGCTACGTCCGATCCAGTATTGTGGCTACCGGCCATAATATAAAGGTATCCGCAACTGAGATACTGAATATCAATATCCGGCTTGGCACTCACCTGTTTATTGATTTTTGCATCCGACAGTCCAGTTATGATTGCCGGATCAAGCAAGAATCGGAAGAAGGCCATCAACTCGTCAGCTTCAGCCCCAAAATCCTTTCGCGCATCCAGCAAAATGCGGGTCTTGTCTGTCTTTTTCTTCGTGCGCTGCAATGCCTTTACCATCGCATCGAGCTTACCTATGAGCTCCTTATCTGTCATAAAACCTCCTTGAGCATCCTGTGTTATATAGTTAAAGCCAATAAAGAAAGGCTTGTCATTACGAGCAAGCCATTTCTTTCTCGTATCCTGTATTATATAGCTAAAGAGAGAATTTTAAGCCTCCGGGATGGAGACTTTTTATAGCTATATTATACAGGATACGCACATAATTGTCAACGCTTTTCTGAAAATTCTTTCCGTAAAAATTCCTTCAAGAACGTCCGCTTGTACGGTACTCTCGAAGTCTTTACTGCTCGATCAAGAGCATGGGTTTCAGCGCAAATCACACAATACTTCTTGGCACGAGTGATGGCCGTATAGAGCCATTCTCTCGTTAACATCAGGTATGCAGAGTTGTCCATACCGACAATCACATACGGAGCTTCGCTGCCCTGCAGTTTATGGCAACTCAAAGCATAAGCGAGTTCAAGTGTTGCCCAGATGTTATTCCCACCAAAATAATGAGGAATAAATATCGTTCCCCACTGGTCAAAATCAACCAGGATAAAACTACTCTCAATCTTTCGGATAATGCCACGGTTTCCATTGAACACCGGACATTTCTCTTCCTTTTTCTTTGTCTTGAGATTGTATGTGTGAAGCTCATAGTTATTCTTGTTAATGATGACCTGATCGCCCTCACGCAGAGTATACACTCTATCCTTGCCATCACCATAGATTGTGACCTTTGCTTCTGCTTGACCACGACTCGGATTCACAATTTCCTGAATAGCATTATTGACTTCATAAGTACAGATACTACCACGCAGCTTCTGTGGAAGTACAATCTGAATCTTCGCACTATCATTCCCCACCTTATTATATAAGGTACGGTACTGATTGATGATGTGGTTGAATGATTCACTTGTGTCTTTATAGATATCAAGCTCCAAATCACGAAGTTCACCACGAATCTCACTACCAGCCCAGCCATAAGGCACCAATTGTGTAGCGTTACGAACCTTGATGCTCTCCGTGATAATTGCAGACTTAGCCGCCTGACGATGGATCTTAGTCAAACGAGCCACAGGAACAACCTTAGATGCAAGCATATCCTTGAAAATGTTACACATACCGATACTCTCAAGCTGGCCGTCATCGCCAATCATGATGAATCGCTTTCCGGTCTCGATTGCCTGAATCAAGTCATAGAACAACTGAGCTCCAACCATAGATGTCTCATCCAGAATGATAATATCTTCTTCAAGAGGATTGTCCTTCTTATGAATGAAACCACCATTCTCAATATCATAACCAAGAAGACGATGGATGGTCTTACCATCCTGACCAGTAATCTCCTGCATACGAGCTGCGGCACGACCAGAGAGTGCAGTCTGAGCGAAAGACTTACCACGAAGAACCTTTAGAACACCAGCGACAACGGTACTTTTACCAGTTCCGCCGTAGCCTGTTAAGATACAGACGTTGCTAGAACATACCTTTTTAATAGCATCTCTCTGCTCTTCAGTATACTCGATGCCAAGCGCACCCTCAGCTTCATTGATTGCTACATCCATGTTTCGACCAATCGGTTTAACAGGTGCATCCGCCAGTCGCTTGATTTCCTTTGCGATTTCATCTTCAAGATTCCACACTCTAGTTAAAGCAAATTCCTGACGGTCATCACTCCACCAAAGCGTTTCACGAACATCATGCAGATGGAAAAATGCCCTTTTGATGACTTCTTGGTCACCCTCGTTCAAATCAAGTTCCTTAATACAGCTATTGATTGTCTGGTTTGCTGGGATAATAGAGTTACCTTCTTCGGCACGGGCGGCAAGAAAATGCATGACGTAAGCTTCGATTCTGAATTGCGAATTGCGCTTTAAACCCATATTCAAAGCAAGAGTGTCAGCTTTTTTCCAGCCAATGCCATACGCATCATCGATCAGGACGTAAGGATTCTCCTCAATCTTTCTTACCAGAGTGTCTGCACCGTGATACTGACGAACAAGCTTTTCAATAGCACTGGGGGTCAAACCGTATTCAACCAGTTTTGTGTACGCTTCACTGTTATCAACGTTGTTTTCAAAAGAGTCAATGATCTTTTGTGCTCGACCTTCCGTAATACCGCTAACAGTACAAAGAGACTTGATATCACCATTCTTGATAATTTCATACGGATTGTCGAATGCTTCGTAAAGCATCTCAAACTGATGGTCAGTCAAGATAAAACGGAGAAAGCTTTTTTGTTCTTCCGGGTCAGTGATCTCTTGAAACTCATTCATATAGATGATTTTGTACTGATCGCCAAATTTTTCATGATGAACATACTCACCACAGAACGAATAAGTTTTATTCATATCGAGACTAGGAACGTTGCCCTTTAGCCGGAGGTCGCTGTATCGACTCATAACAGGATTCCCCTGCTTGATTTTTACCACCTCGGCAGAGAAAGTGGCGAAGCCGCCGGGCTCCACCTCCCTCCCATCTTTCGGATAAAAGACTCGTTTTATCCTAATGTAGCAACGGATCATATTTTCATTAAATTTCTTATCTGCCACTTTATAACCCTCTTATTATGCACCTAATCTAAATTCTGTCAGTCCTCCGCACACTCTGCAATAAAACCATTTTGTGGTAAGCTCGCATTGTTCTGCGCAGTCAAACTTCCACTTCTGAACTTTTCTAACGACGCAACAATTCGTACAATGTATCTTAATTACAGTTTTATCTTTGTAACAATCAATTTTAAACTCAGGAAATTCACAAAGAACCTCTCCGTCAATAGTATATAAAACACCATTATATAAAACATCATTCATTGCTTTATCTCTCTGTCTTGCAACCACTGCTTGTAAGGCTTCATCTTCTCAACAATGTACGAATTCTCTTTTCTCTTACAAAGAATTGCAAGATCACTACCCTTTGAGATCAAATTGGAATATCGTGCATATTGGGAAGCCCAACAAATCATTTCAACAATACCACCTGTCGTGTAAACATGTAAGTATGCAAACTGGTTGCCACGTTTATCCTTCTTTTTTTGAATGTCTACGATGACACAAATAGCAGTTGCCTCACCGCCATCCTCTACAGTATCAAGACAAGCATCAATATAGGTACAAGCATCCTTAATTGGATTGCTAGTTAAGAACATTGAAAGGGTTTCAAATTCCCACATGTGCTCGTCTTGCATATACTTTTCAGCAAACGCCTGCATGAAATCTTTTCGTTTCTTGTCTTTTTCCTTCTTACGGTTCTCCGCATCTGCCTCCCAGCGCACCCTTCGTGCCTTATTATATAAAACAAGTCTAGTAGGCTTATCTTTAATATAATTTGTGTCAATCCCATATTCGTCTTTAAGAACAGAGATTTTGGGAAGAGATGCCATCTCATGAAAACCCTTCTCTTTATACTCATTCTCAAAAACCATATTTGCAAAAGTGATTAAGATTTTTCTCTTGTCCCTTGTTGGAATAGCTCCAGCCTTAATCAACTTGACAACGTTTGAAGTGCCAATCTTTCCACCGTTTGCTCTCTGAACAAAGTCTGCCAATCCAGAATATGGACGGTCTGCAATCACCCCTGATGCGACACTCTCGCCCATTCCCTTAATGGCCTTCAAGCCAAACAAAATTGTGTGCTTCTCCGCATCGGCCTTAAATTCCATATCAGACCTGTTAACACTTGGAGGAAGGACCCGAATATGTAGACGGTCACATTCATTGATGAACACACCCATTTTGCCAGAATCATCTTCTTTAGTAATCATACACGCAGCCATGAAATACTCAGTATAATGAGTCTTCAAGTATGCTGTTAGGTAAGAAAGAAGTCCATAAGCAACTGCGTGGCCCCGATTGAAGGAATAAGAAGCCTGTTTCAAGATCAATGCCCACATCTCAGAAATTTGATAATCGTTCCATCCTTTTTTGTGAAGACCATCTCTAAACTGGACCTCCAAGGATGCCATAACATCTTTCTTTTTCTTACCAATGGCACGACGAGCATTGTCAACCTCAGTTTCAGGGAATCCTGCATAACGAAATACTGCCAGAGCCTGTTCCTGATAAAGAAGAATGTACTGAGTCTTGGCAAAAAGCTGTTTGATGTCAGGATGAAGTAGTTTGATAGTCTCTGGATGAAGCTTATTGGAACAATACGTCGGGAAGCTGTCCTTAGTGCCAGGGCGGTTTGCTGCATTCACAACAATGATATCCTCGGCGTTGTCACATTTTGCTTCAACACACATCTTTCGAGCTTCAGCAGACTCCATCTGAAAAATACCAATTGTGTGTCCAGACTTATAAACTGCGTCGTAGACCGCCTTATCGTTTAGATCGAGATGGTTGATGTCAACATCCTTCCAAGTTAGACCGGCCATCTTTAATGTGTCATCAATCGTGTCCAAATTTTCAAGACCAAGAAAATCCATCTTGACCAATGATAAGTCGTCCATTGCATTGTGCATTTCAAGCTGACACATCTGATTTCCTTCTCTATCCATACAGAGAGGACAATATTCAATGACAGGCTTAGGCGTAATCAAAGTTCCTGCAGCATGGCGACCCATACTTTTCGGTAAACCTTCAAGCCGCATAACGTACTTAAACCATAGAGGGAACTTATCATACACATTAGAAAGCTGCTCGCTCTTTCCAAGAATGTCCTTCAATAGAACTTCCTTCTCAACTTCTTCTCCGAGATCATCCAATGTTTTCACGGTCGGAATCAACTTAGCAACTTCATTTCGCAATTCATACGGAATCTGCATATAATATGGGCTTTCTGGATCTTCGTTCAGTACCTTTCCAATATCCTTAATGGCAACCTTGGTAGACAGAGAATTAAAAGTTGCGATTGGTGCTACACTCTCTTTTCCAAAAAGCTCTTCTGCAATAGAAACAAGTTCTTTGCGACGACGACGGCTAATATCAAAGTCGAAGTCCGCGAGACTCTTACGACCCTTATTTGCAAAACGAGAGAAGTCAAGATCCCAACGAACAGAATCAATCTGCGTAACGTTTAGCATAAATAGACATAGACAGTTTGCACCAGAACCACGAGAATAGCCACGAGGGATACCTCGTTCATCGGCCACCTTACAAAGCATATACAGCATGATGAAATAGTCGATGTAGTCAACATATTCCAAAACGTCAAGCTCCATCTCAATTCTGTCCCGCCTGGTTTGCTGTTCTTCTTTACTCATCCATCCGAATTTTTCATCAAAAGTAGAATAAACGAGGTAACGCAGGTAATCCAGATGCGAATCAAATTTACCTTCAATTTTTACTTCTGGCATCTGGTTTGGCTGGCCAAGGCCAATATCAATATCGTCAACCATATCTGCAATTTTCACAGACATTGAGCAACCTTCTCGGATGAAGTCTTCATCAAACTGCTTTGAAAGTGTTCTTAGCACATCGTCTTCGGTCTGAAGATAGCAGTCAACATAACTTTCTCCAACTTCTCGTCCTTCTCCAATTTCTACAAAAACTGAATGTGCATCAACATCTTCCTTGGAAAGCATATGAGCATCGGTTGTAATGGTATACGGAAGATTGTACTTTTTGATAAAAGCTGCAATTTTGGCATTAGCTTCAGCCTGATCTGGCGTATCATGAGACTGAACTTCCATAAACACGTCATCAAAGATCCATTTCAGTTTGTTCCATAACTGCCATGCCTCAGTCTCGTTCCCATCAACAAGCAATCTACTCATTCGACCAACTTGACAGGCCGTAAGACAGATGATACCTTTACCCCACTCGTTCTGTTCAATGATGTTTAAAGAAGTTCGAGGCTTTTTATACATGCCATCAACGCAAGCATTTGAAACAACCTTGAACAGATTTTTCAAACCGGTCTCGTTTTTTGCCAGCAGAACAAGATGATAACGAGGTTGTTTATAGTCTTTCGTATCAGCTTTTTCGCTCTGATTATCTACTTCGTAGACCTCACAGCCGATGATTGGCTTAATGCCTGCTTCCTTGCAAGCCTTAACTTGGTCAACAAAAGAGTGCATTTTTCCGTGGTCTGTAACCGCGATTGCTTTCTGGCCGTTTTCTTTGGCAAAGTTTACAAGTTCCTTGACGGTAAGAATAGAGTCAAGTAACGAACCCTGCGCTGTATGTACATGAAGATTTACAAAATTATCTGACATCTATTCTCCTTCCACCATTAAAACTGATTGCGTTCCTTCAGGCGCTTAATCCAACGCTTGCGCTTCTCGTTAGCAATCTCATTCGCTTTCGATGTAAACGCCAAGATGCAATCTTCGTCATCATCATAGTATGCGTAGATACAGTTCAGCACATCACCGAATTCTTCTACGAGGTTCTCATAAGCCTCGTTAATGCTTACAGGCGTTGGGTTCTTCATGTCGATTGCACGATAAAACTTTATCGCAGCTTTCGACAGCTCAGAACCTTCCTCACCCATCTGAATGAGGATTTCCTTGCCATCAATATAATCAAGCACTCGTAAATTTTTATTTTTAATCATCCGTATTCACCTTACCCTCAATAGACACTCTCAAAGTCACAGTCTTACCATCCTTTGTTGTCCATGCATATCCACCAGAAGTTCTGTTATCCGATTGAGCTTCAGAAAGAAGCCAATCACGAACCGCCTCAATAGCTTCGTCCGTGACACAGGTTTTATCCTTCCATTCAGTTCCATTCTTTTTAACAGTTCCTGCGTAAATACCAAACATGCCACAGCTCACATGATATTCACTCATCACTCTTCACCTTATCTCCAAATTTAATAACGTCATCAAAAAGCATCACATAATCGTCAGTATATTTATTGCCATGAAAGTGACCAAAATACCAAAACGGCTTACCAATACGAGTCTCTTCCAGAATATCAAGAATATCATCAAGAAACTCTTCCGTAGAACTATCAACAGTACTTTGATCAACACAACTAAGAAACAACTCTGTAGGAACGTAGCGTGTCGGACAAGTGTGACTTAACACAACATCGATATTACTATCGTTTACCTGCTGCGCAACTTTCTTTTTTATTTTTTCATTCGGCTGTTCATCGGGAAACCAATTATATCCACACTCCAACCGATAATACTTATCCACAGAATAAGCTCCACCACAAACAAGACAATTCAACATCTCTATGCCAGAAAGAATCTGATAAACCTCACCATCAATAGCAAAATACTGGTTTGGATACTGCGGGTCATACCACGCTCTTCCGCAAATATCACCACAAATCTTCCTTAGTTTGTAACCATCCTTACGAGACGGGCGGCGCTCGTGGTTGCCATGAATACAAAACAGATTTGCAGGAATATCTGCGGCGATAGTCTTGATACTCCATTCACGAGGGTCATCCTTGCCGTAGTAGTTCAAACCGACATCGCCAAGGCAGACGATCCAGTCATTCATTCCAAGATTGTGTTTATGGCAAAACTTTTCCAATTCTAAAAACCGATTGTAATCACCATGAATATCGCCTGTAATGTAAACCATTCATTCACCCCTCTCATAAACTCGCCAATGCCATGTGCTACCATCGCCCGGATAAAACCTATCGCAAAAGTCCTCAAAGCGACATCCTTCGCATGGATCATCTTTTGACAAATCTATCACTGGATGGCTTTTGCATTCTGCGATAAATTCTTTAACGTCTGCTTCAAACTGTTCAGGCATCAGCATTGTCAATCAACTCTCCATTTTTTACAACCTTAGCCTTATCATCCCAATATTCATCAGCTCCAACCTTTCTAGGAGCAGTGCCAAAATGCTCTTTCCACTCAGGAAGACTCTCATTGATTGCATCAAACTGAATACCCCAATCGAAGCAAGCTTCAATTGCGTCATACAGGAGCTTCCCTTCACGGCAAGTCCAGAGAATCAGACCAGCACCGTGTTTCTGTTCCTGAATTGCTTGATAAATGACATTCCAGTTTGGTTCACCGATATCAGGATAATTATTCTCACAGAGAGTGCCATCAAAGTCGATGGCGATAGCACGTTTCCAATTTCCCATATCAAATCACCTCAAAATCCACAATCTGCGCTTGCGGCGTAACCTTATTCCCGTACTGATTTAAAGACAACCGACACACAGCATTGATAATTTTTGCATAATTGTCTCCATAAAAAGTAACAACTTCATCATCCTCGAAACTATCTTCAATCCAATCAATCAGTCGTCCATTATCATTAAAACACACAAAATCAATGCCTTTTTCTTCATCAGAATACTTCCACATATTACCGTTCTTGCCCATCGGAGCACATCCACTATGAGCTAACGGAATATTTCTAATGTAGAAATACGGCTCGGAAATACCCTGTGCCCAGATTTTATGCATTTCGTACATGGTCTTCGGCAATGCAACGGTCAGCTTACTATAGTCAAAATCAAAATCAACTACGATTGCCTTACTCATCGTGACATCTTTAAGCAGTTCATTGCAATCCGCAATCGCCTTTGGCACATTTTCTTTCTTGATTTTCACACCAGCAGCATTATCATGACCAAGAACTGACTCAAAATCTCCGGTACTCATCAAGAACTCCTTTAAACTTTCAATCGGAGAACCGTCAGGATTTCTCATTGAACCACCGTAATAATCCGGTTCGTCAGCGAAGGTACGAAGCAATACGCACGGTTTTGCATACATTTCAGCCAGCTTGATTGCCACAACACCAGTCAGAGTGTTATCAAGAATGCCAGTAGAGTTGCAGAAGAGAATCTTATTCTGGTCTGCACTGTGCTTCTCAATCAGTTCCTGAAGCTCTGCGACAGCCTTGTCCTTGGTCTTGTTTTGCTGATACTTACAAGAGGAACACTCACGAGCTACATGCTGCGCCAGAGTCTCATCAATCGTAACACCGGCATTCTTGCCACGAGTCGGAGTATACTGGAAGGTCTGTTCCTCTCCAACCATCGCACGGAACATCCGCTTCTTTTGCTCGGATGAGCCAACGCGAATCAGTGCGTTCATCATCGGAACGATGTAGAACTGAACATCATTGATAGTCGGATCACCCTTGATATTGAAACTATTCGCCTCAACCAAGGCACAAATCATCGGATTTACAATTCGTGCCAGACCTTTCGTGCAAAGGCGCTTTGTCTCATGCGAGTGCATATCCATAACGTCACCGATGTTTCCGACTGCCACCAGATCAAGATACCGGTCTGCAACATCAGTCCAATTATATTCATCAACAGCCTGAAGAAACTTATACATCACGCCAGCGCCAGACAATTCCTTATTAGGATATGTACCGTTCTGGTTGTTGACGATTACTGCGTAAAGATTCTCTCTGTCGCAGATGTGATGGTCAAGAATCAGAATATCGATGCCCTTTTCGCGGAGTTCCTTACACTGCTCAACATCGTTACTACCAGCGTCAGGAATAATCAGCAAGGTAGTTTCAGGTGGAACCTCAATTTCTTTAGAGAGGCCATGCTCCTTGCCACTATGATGCAGAACATTAATTTTTCCAAAATAACCAATCGTCTTCAAATACTGAAACATCATTGAAGCACTTGTGAATCCATCCACATCACAGTCTACAAGGATAGAGATAATAGACTTATTCCAGATATGTTTGTTCAACAGCCGGACAGCATCTTCCATGTTGTCCAGTTCCCACGGAGAATTCAGACAAGAATCATCTAGGTTCATGTAGGTCTTATAATCCTCAACCCCTCTGTTCTCCATAATCGTTCCAATCGGGTCTGATAGGTCGTTCCTACTCCCCTTCCAGAGTTTTACATTCATTTAATTCTCCTAACACAATTCTCAATCAATGCTTTAAATTTTTCAGGATTATCAGTTGGGGCTTCCTTTTCATCCAGAATCCCTTTATCATCTACTACAGCATACACACTTACGCCATCGACGAATCGATTGGCGAGAACCATAAGCTCACTAAGCTGAACGTCTTTATCAAAGACGAAACAAATATTAACGCAAAGACGTGTCAAAATTTCAATTTGATTCTGTGAAACCTTCTTACCGCCAGTCGCTACGCAGTTGCAGACATCCATGTTCCACATCTGCATAACAGACTTTTCAGCTTCACCCACATATACCAGACCTTTATTCTTAATGTACGGCTCTGTCTTATACAGGCCATACAGAATACGGTTTCTGGCACACGGCTCAAGATACAGATACTTTAATTCACCTTCAGGCGGTTTACCAAAGTATCTTCCCTTTACACCAACCAGAGTGCCAATTTCATCTCTGATTGGAATCGTGATTCTATTTGTCAGTTCATCAAAGCCAATCTCAAACTCCTGCTGCGTCTCATAAGATATCCCATCGTCAGCAAAAATCTGGTTCACATAAGGTTTGTAATAACCGAGGATGGCTTCGGAGATGGGGACTATCGGACGGTCATCCTCGTGTTCTTCACCTTCATTTTGCATGGCGATAAGTTCTTTTAGAATCAACATACTTTTAGGAAGGTCTTCCTCGAAGTTGTGATAGTAGTCAAGACCAACCCATTCGCAGATTTGCTTAATGGCTTTTGGAAAAGACAGTTCCAGAAAGAACTGAACGACAGAAATCAAATCATAACTGGTCTTTCCATTGGCAATATCTCGTGTGTAATCTACCGCAGTAAGATTTTCATTCTCGTAGATACAGAGTGCCGTTCTATTGTCACCATCTGGATTTGCACACTGGTAATAACCAGTCTTGTGACTGATGTGATGACACCCAAGTTCCTCCAGAATCGGCTCAATCTGTTGTTCTTCAAGAATGTAATTTTTCAAATCTGCGATATTTACCATTGTAGTTCCTTACTTTCTGGTGCAGACACCGACCTCTTTCCAGACATTCTGGTTCAAATTCACTTCAAACATGATTTTCTTTTTCTCACCAAAACGGTTTTTATCGATGTTTCCAACGTAATACCGCTTATCTGGATTCAGCCGATGGGCACAGTCACCGCCCCACTCAGGGTCATGAGAGATGTATTGATACTTTACGAACTTATCTTTTGGAATCTCCTTGAATAGAACCATCGTCCAAGCAACATGCTTAATCATTTTTGACTCAGCAATGTTGTTTGAATTCAGCTCATCAGGAAGATACTCATGAGCATTTTCGGCCAACTGGATACTACCATAGATAAAAATCTTCAAATTTTTCGCAATCTCTTCAAGCTCGGTGGCCGTGACCTTGAACGCTGCCCATTCACCAATCGAAGCAATGTCGTTCTTTAGAGTATCGTAGAACACATACTTAACTCCCTGAGTGAGAGCTGCCTTCTGGATTTCAAATCGTAGGGACTTGTCACTATAATCAGCAGAAACATCTTTTGCGATAATCAAGCCTTGTGATTCGCTCTCAATCCACTGGCAAACATCAAGCACATTGCGATACTCTTCGCTTTCCTCATAGACGCGAGCTGTGAACTCATCAATGCTTTCTATGTATTCCCCGTCTTCGTTTTGCTTTCGGAAGATGAAGTTTCCATTTGCATCCCGGTACATTCCAAGGGTGATTTCTCGTTCATCCTTGTGAAAGCGATGACCATGCAACTCTTGAAACTCAGGATTATTGATGGCAGTGACCAGCAAGCAATACCGGACGGATTCAAGATCCATCTCATTCAGCAGCAGAAGAGCTTTCTGCTTTTGAACCAATGTGACGTAGGCAACAATCGCCATCATGTATCTAGTCTTACCAGCGTTAGATGGCATACCATTGAACATCACAGTGCCCAATTTCAATCCTCGGAACAAATCATTCATGATGGGATACTGGAACGGCAAGCCCATATCAGGAACGCTCAGACGTTCATTAACCATTGGCAGCAGACCATTATTCAAAATCTCAGCATCATCGTTTGTGATGATGACCGTATTGATCTTGTCGGCCTTGCCACGAATCAATTTGTAAATGTCCTGAGCACCAAACATTTCAAACTGTCGATGCTTCAAGATTCCTTCAATGTTAAATCCATTTCTCTGGTACTCACGAAGTAACGAATATTTTTTCAGGATATTGAAGTATCCCTTGATATCATCGTCATTCGCAAGGCTCATGTAGTATTCAATGGTTGACCAGCCCTTCAGCCGCTTATATTGGGACAATCTGGACTCGTCTTCAGCCATAAACGTTAAAACAGACGTTTTATTAAATTCTTGAGTCCGAGTTTCGTAAATAATCAACGCTGCATCGTAGAAAAATTTTGTTGCTTCATCGGCAAAATCGTACTTGCTCTTGACATAATGCCCATACTCGACCAAATAGTCAGGATGCTTGTAAATTGCGCCAACAAATAGAATTTCGTTCGGGATATTTGAAATGAGTTCCACTCATCCACCTCCCTTTATATTTTTTAATATTGAATTTTGTTGTTTGGATACAGTTCATTAAACATATCGAAAACTTTTCTCAGTCCAAGACCTTCTTTGCTGGGCACCCAAATTTTCTTCGGATTCCAGTTTTTCCAAACTCCGTCATACTCAGGTGCAGTAGCATCATATTTTGGATTGTCTACCCATTGACCACCGTTCATACTATACTCGTACTTCTTTGGGTCAAGTTCGGCAAGTGTCAGGAATCTATTATCGTTCTTGTTGTGAGCTCCAAACCCACAAAACGTGCATCCGGTACGATCACACCCAGTACAGCACAATGGCGCATCCGGTTTATCACTCGTAGGAACAATATTGCCATAGACATCCGCAATTTGAATTCCTGACTGTTTGATGAAAGTGAGCACATCCTGCTCAGTCCAAAAACTCATAGGCTGACTTGTTGGAGACTTGCTATCAAAAGCATTACACCCATGTCGAATCCAAGCTTGCTTGCGAACGCGACTTTCATCAGTCAACGTTCCAATAATAGGTTTACGCTTGGTTGCCCTTGCGTACTTCTTCATCGGACCTTTTTTCATAACTGAACAGCAGTAATGAGAAATTGCAAACGGAAGTTCTTGTGTTGCTGGCAACCATTTTTCCTTATTGAACATGGATTTTGTTCCAGTCTGCATTTCAGCTCCCGGTTCATTACCAAGTAGAATCGTCCGTCTGTTTCCCTGAAAGACTCCTGTTTCATCGTAAAGCCACGGGTTGCTAAAGACACCTCCCGGACAGTTCGTCCTTAAACCCAGAAGTTCCTGTCTTTTCCTGAGAGTTGTTCTTACTCTCTCTCTCTCTCTCATGGTGGCTGCGCCGCTATTTCTGATTCGTCTAGCGTAGTAAATCGCTTCTGCCACTTCTTTAGAGATAAGAGGATAACCATATGTAGAGACCACATCACTAAATCCCATCTTGGGATAAACAAAAACCGCATCTGCGTCTCGTGCAAATTTCTGGATTGACGAGTATTCCAAACCAGTATTGCTAAACACAAGTGGGACATCTGGAAACAACTGCTTTGTTAGATGAGCAAGTACAGTAGAATCCTTACCACCAGAGAAGCTAACATACACACCACCGTCGTAATGCATATACCATTCTTGAATGCGGTTTTGAGTGATCCGAATCTTTCGCTCGAGAGGAAGCGCCCGAAGCTCCTTCAATCTTTGAGCATCGTGAACTGTATTATCCATTTACCAACCTCTTTTATATCTCATCGAGAATTGCATTTATATCAATTTCATTCTCGTTTTTACTCTGTTTCGGTGCTGTTTTCATCCGTTTCAGTACCGTTTCAGTCAAATTTTCCTTCGCTTTGTCTTCGCTTTCACTGCGAATCGAAGCTAGTCTTTCTTTTCGTTCGAGATAACTAGGATATTGAGCTAACAAAACAGCCAAGTCATAATTCCATCGCTGGCTCATATCACAGCCCTTTGCTTCTTTCTCGGCAATTATCTTATCTAGTCGGGGTTTCGCTAGAACCCACATATCGTAAAGTTCTAGCGGAGGAATAGAACCTCTATATTTGTAATAATTACCGGAAATTAACTGTGTAAGTTTCGAGTAGAAGCTGCTAGGAACAACCGCCGGGGCATATGTATCTCGAATATGGTCGAAAAGAATCTTTTTTTCTTCCTGTTTAATACGTGCAAGCTCACGATTGTGGTCTTGCTCCCTCTTTTTGGAAAGAAGATCATCGACCTTTTTATCCGTAGTTTCTTTCACTTTGTCAAAAAATGCCCTCAGCAGGTCATCTGTCCAAGGGCGTTTTTGATTTTTCTTTTCCTCTACAAAACAATCCTTATGGCAAAAGCCGGTCTTGTCGTAGAAGAAAGTGCTACGGTCTCGCTCGATGAAAATGTTCTTCCCGCAAATCTTGCATTTACGGGTAAGTTCCATTAAGCCAGTTCCTTCTCCATGATTGCGGCAACCTTCTTCAGTTCCTCAATATCAGTCATAGAACGGAATGCGGTAGACAGGCCAGCCGCCTTAACAGCCTTCTGCGCGGCACTCTTCTTCACAGGAGAAGCAGAAGCAATCAGGTCGTTCAACTTTGCCTTGATGTCGTCCAGAGAAGGTTCCTTGGATTCGGAGGTATTCTCTGCAGGAACATCATCACTGATATCATTGTCGTCAAGACCAAGCTCACGAGCACGCAGCTTCATTTCCGTCTTGACTGCATCGTTCAGACCATTCTTGATAATGACCTCACGATTCTTTGCGGAACGGTCGAGATATTCCTGATACTCAAGCAGAGTCAGGTCTTCTACAACCTCACCGCCATTATGAACACCGGTACGATCCTTATCAAAATAAGCAAAATTGATAGACTTATCATCGCCGGGATGATACATACGGAACTCGGTGCCGACATTGTACTCCTGACCCTTGAAGCCATCAGGAATCTTGCGGCCAGTAGAAACGCTCACAGAAGAACCATTCACCAGCTTGGTTTCAGTCTCATCCTTCTCACGGCAAATGACGATGTAACTCACACCAGTTGCATTCAGATCCAGAATCAGGGACTGACCCTTAAAGTTCAGCTGCTGATAATCCTTCAACTCCATACCAGCACCCTCGATCTTCACAGACTTCTCGTCGCCGGTCAAACCCTGTGCTGCAGCCTTAACTTTTGCACGTTTCTGCGAGAAATTAGTCAAGCCCTGTTTCGTAGTCAGATTAAGAATAGTTGCGGAGTCAACAACGATAGCATCGGCACGGAAAGGCTTACCGTCAGCGTCAAGCCAAACATTACCATCCTCATCTTCGAAGTCCTCATTATCAGCGACGGTATGAATGAAATCCTGTACCTCTGCGAGAGACTGAGTGTAAACGATACGGAGATTCATCGGATCGAGCCCATTCTCCATCAGTTCCTCACGATAATCGTCGATAGAACCAGACTCAGTATCCAGATACAGAACACGGAACGGACGGCCTTCAGGAGTCTTCATGTAGCAGAACTGCATAGCAAATCGAGACTTACCAGTTCCCTGCTCGCCATACACAAGCATACGAAGCTTCTTACGAATAGCAGATGCATCACAAACAATAGCCATATATGTAAATTCCTCTCTAAATCTTTTTTTTTATTGGTATCCTGTGTTACTTAGTTAAAAGCAAAAAATTTTTAGCCCCAGTTGATATCTTCCTCATCTTCAGGAGTTACAGTAGACTTATTAGAACCACCCCACCAAGAAGTGTCGTTCTCAGCAGCCTTGCCGTCAAAGTCCTTCTTAGCCTGAGTGTTGGCAGCAATCTTTGCCCGTGCCTCGGAGATATTGTCCTCAGTGTAAGTGGGCTCTGCATCCTTGTCGCCGGGATTCGGATCAAAGGAATCAGGATTAACACCCTCGATATACAGCTTGCGAACTGCCTGAGTTCCCTGACGCTTCATTTTGTTGGGACCGCCCCAGATATTCTCAGTCTCAACTTCATCAACCTTCTGCTGATTGACGATGGGACCAAAACACTCGAAGCTAGTATAAGGCTTCAGACGCTTACGAATAGAATCGGCCAGAACCTTATTCTGAGCGTTTGCTTTATAGTCAATGAAGAACTCAGCGTCCTCGATGGTGTTGTAATTCACAATCTTGGCATCGACAATTACTTCATCGCCCTCATCGCTCTTGCGGCAACCAGTGTACACAACGGTCTGAGTAAACAGAGCCAGCTCCTCGAAACCCTCTGCATCGAAGTCGATTTCCTTGGAACTCAGAGACACCTGAGTAGGAACAAAGCGAATCTGGTGCTTACCGTTGTAAGTGCTGTACTCGATATTGCCACGGACATACACATTGTCACCGTCATGCAGGTTCTCGGAGATTTCCTTAGCTGCATCGAAGTCGGTCAGAGTCTTGTTATCATTGACGACCTTACCAGACTCATTCGTCTTCTTGGTGACACCGACCTTAACACCAATCATGTCATAGCCTTCCGGTGCAACATAAGTCAGACGATCCTTCCAAGCGACTTCCTTCTTATCCTTCTCGATACCCTTGTCCTTATCGGCACGGCGGAAGAAGTAAACCTTATCACGAGGCATACCAGCCAGATCAACATAAAAAGTGTTTTCGTTAGAGGTCTGAACGCCAAAGCTCAGGACACGGCGCATAGCACCACTCTTAGTCTCCTTCTCGTTGTAGAAGTTACTACGCTGGGTGCCGGTGACCTTACCAGCCATCTCAAAAGAACCACGGGTCTGAGGAAGATTAAAAATTCTATCTGCCATATTAAGTCTCCTTTTATGTAATTTTGTTTTATTGGTAATCACTTATGTTTCCTGTTTCACTGTCTCAAATCAATTTACGCACTATTCATTTTATGTGTTATCCTCCGTCTGGTTTATTGATGGCTTATATTTCATACAGCACCCGCCGTTAGAAATCGTCCTTTAATGGATTATGTATAAACATTGCGCCGAGCACTACTGGGAACCGTTCTGAACACTCAGGACACAAATCAAAACTCAAAAGCGAACCATCAAGTTGGCTACCATAAGAGTATTGATGCTCAAAACTGATTCCCTGCTCGCTACCTATCGGCTTGATTTCACGACCACACCAGTTACATATTTTCTTACATGTGTTCATACGGCATCACCCCATTTTTAATATTCTCTATCACGGAACATCTTAGATTGAGCACGAGTCAATCTGTTGTTCCGGCCATACTTAGGTTTGAATGCGGATTGTAGCTTATTATTTGCGTATTCGAGGTCGCTCTCCAGGATCTTCGCAGCTTCTTCAATGTAATCTCGAATGGCACAATACTGGTCATTGTTGATGCAGTGCGTCTTTAGATAATCAAGCATATCGACGGCCTGATTTTTCAAAAGAAGCGTATCTTCAAGCTGAGTCTTGCGCCGTCGGAAGAAATCTATATTCAAGTGAACACCTCCTCCTTCTTTTCAGTGAACCTACTCCAATCCATCTTGCGATGACAATCAGAACATTCACGCTCGGACTTCTCCAGCTTCGTCACACAAAACGGACAAAGATATGTATTCTTTTCCTTTTGGAAGATAGGACTTGCCGGAATACTCAAAGAACCGGGGCCGATGGTTGCATTGATAGAAATTTTGCTGTTCATCGTGTCACCTCTTATTTGAATTAGCCTTTTATGAGATTTAGTCTTCTGGGAAATGCTTCTTCGTTACTGCAACGCAGAACGGTTCAATCTCTGATCCCCAGATAGCAGTACCATCACCATACATACTTTCAAAGACAAGCGGAAAGCCACCAATTCCATCGAAAAGACTGCCAAGCGTAGGATTTTCACCGATATACGGTTTCATTTTCTGGAAAATCCAATACCACTGAGGCAAAGCGATTGAATTACCGAGTGCTTTGTAACGAGGAGAATCGGCAGGTTTGTGCTTTTTACCATTCTCATCAAACCACTCGCCAATATCGGTCCATCCATCAGGAAAACCCTGTAACCGTTCACACTCAACAGGAGTCAGGCGACGAACAATCCATTGCAGATTCTTCGTTTCCTTCTCTGCAATCAAGTCAGTAGCATCCTTGTAGTCACGAGATTTCATCGTACTAGCTTGTTCACTTTCCTTGTATTCACCAATGCGTTGCATTGCAAAGGCTTTCTTTTCGGCAACAAGCGGCATATTATTGCCACCAGTTCCCCATTGAGCCGTACAAGCCGGACTTGTATTACCTTGCTGGGTGTATCGAGCATCTTGACTATGGCTCTCAAATACAATTGGTTGATGACCATGCTCTTGTGCTCTTATTGTTCCTACAATATCGTAAGAAACATTCATTACACTACCGCCCTGATCATTCAAGACACAAATCTTTTGTTTTAAATTATGTAAAGAGGTGTTGTCTGCCAAGCAGATTAGCGTTTGATCTTGCAATGTAGAAAGCGTTGCACTCTTCTCGGTCTGTACCAGTGCGCCTTTGCCACCACCTTCGCATCCTGAACGAATCTTTAAAGTGTAGGCAACAGCATTACGGTCAATAGTGTTTATAGTAAAAGCAGTATCTTCTTTTACACCAGTCCCGTTCATGTTGGTTTCTCTGTCAATCATGTTTCCGACAATACAAAAGCTTTTTTCTCCCACCACTCGATCATCTTTAGCAGTGCATTCTTCAGTAATTCTGGCAAAGCTTTGCCACGTCGGGATGCTCTCGTCAGGATTCCATTGCACGCCCGTGCGCTCAAATAGTATTTCTGCGGCACGTTGTCCTCTAAAATCCATGACAAGCGCGATTCTTTGACGACGTTGGGGCACTCCCCAATATTGAGCATCGAAGAGTCTCCATGCCAAAGACCATCCATTACCGGAAATTGCGCCGGATTTAGACCATTTTCCGCCTTTTCCCGAAGGTTTAGGAATTGTAGCGTCTGCTTCGACGATGTGTGCAAATTCTTCCAAGACGCATCGGAAGTCTTCTCCGTTGTTTGAGGAAAGTGCTCCTCTAACATTTTCCCAGATTGCAAATTTTGGACATTCTCCATTGGTGGCATCCCTCATTTCCTTTATCACACGAATCATTTCCATAAATAGACCAGACCGTTCTCCAGCCAAACCTGCCCGCTTACCGGCAATAGAAAGGTCTTGGCTAACAAGGTGAACCACCAGTGATACACGAGACAGGCTCAATCTTAGAACCATCAATCTCGCAAATACTTCCATAATGTTTCACCAAACCACCTCCTTTTAGTATCCTGTGTTACATAGCTAAATCTCCGAAAATGAGCAAAAAAATAATAGACGTATCAACGTCATATTATTTCATCGCTTATAAAACAAAAATTCTAGCAGATTTTATGTATACCCTATTGGGCTGGTGGGACAGGCAAGATTTGAACTCGCGACCAAGCGGTTATGAGCCGCCAGCTCTGACCAACTGAGCTACTATCCCATATTACCAGTCAAACAGCTGCAACTATTCAACTGGGAACCTTCCTTATAAACACTATTGCATCTATATCATATAGACGAGGAAGGAATAACAGTGATGCACATTTCCTATATCTCGCCCCTTTCGGGGTGGTATCTCGCACAGGCGCAGCCGGATTTGACCGCTAAAAATCCTACCCATACGAGATTGGAGCAGCGAAAGGTAGTCGAAACCTCATCCTCAGCTTGGAAGGCTGATATACTAACCATTGTACGACCGCTGCATAATCACCCAGCTTACAAAGCACTACTGCACCATCACTGGCGAGCTGGGAATAATAGTGGCAGTCAAAGGAGATCAACAAAACGGTACGCAACCATTCTATGATCGTGGTGCGGATAGTGGGCATCGAACCCACACGCCGAAGCACCAGATCCTAAGTCTGGCGTGTCTGCCATTCCACCATATCCGCATAAATTGCGCCAACAGGGGTTGAACCTGTGATGGAGGAGTCAAAGTCCTCTGCCTTACCGCTTGGCGATGGCGCATCATATACCCAGCTTACTACGTCACACTGCTCCGTTTCCAGAGAGCTGGGAATAATGTGAATGAAAAATTCTACATGCCCTTTCGGGCTGGTCCGAGTGACAGGTCACGATCCTGCGGCCTCATGCTCCCAAAGCACGCGCTCTTCCAACTGAGCTACACCCGGATATCAATGCTACCGACCCGACTTGAACGGGCACGTCGTTTCCGACAGGAGATTTTAAGTCTCCGGTGTCTGCCATTCCACCACGGTAGCTTATATAGAAGATCAGAAACAGCCAACATTTGTTTTACATTCCGGTTTACTGGCTACCTGAAGGGTATTCGTCCGACAGCTACTCGGCTTGCACCTTATTCCCCTTCCTATTGGGCTCGGCATCATTTACCGGTGTGATGCTTGTCGTTTGCCAATGAACGGCCAATCCCCGATCTAGCTAGAACAACTGATCTTCATGGTAGGGATAATCGGATTTGAACCGATACGTCTTTCGACACTTGAGTTTGAATCAAGCGTGGCTGCCAATTTCACCATATCCCCATATTGCCGGTCTTTCCCGGCTGTCAGCCCTGCGCAGAGCATTTTTGGAGGAAGAAACATCACGATACTTCGTTAATTATTCTAACGAAAATCACGATAAAATGTCTATTTTAGTTCAACTCTTCCAGCTTCTTCATCAGCTGGTCTACGTCCATATCTTCCAGCTCCTTGTCCTTCTTCTTTGCCACAATCTTCATAATCTTATCGCGCTGCGCCTTCTTCTCGGCTGCATCCACACGAGCCTCAGATTCAGCCAGCTTGACAGACACGATATACTTGACCAGCTCAATCTTGTTTGCCAGTTCGGTATCTTCGGCACTCTTAACAGCCAGCAAGGAGTCTTCGTCTGCGGTCTTCTTCTGACGATTCAGGGTCTTAAAAATCGCATCTAGTGCCTCGACACTCAGATCCCACAGATCTTCAACAGTCATAATACCCTTATAGTTGAAGCGATAGCGATTACGGGTTGCAATTTCAAACAGATTCTTTTCCATAATAATTTCTCCTCTTAAATAACAACTTTCAGAACCCGCTCAGTAGCGCCCTGAACCTTGACAACAAAGGAATCATGTTTCGTCTCAGAGAACCCAACGCCGGACAGCTGGTCATCTACCGACTGAACTGCCATCTGAGAACCAAGAGCCTCAAATACTCGCTTATGCTGTAACAGTTCCGCCTTCAGGAATTCATTGTAGAAGCCATTGGGCTTTTCAGGGTTAACACAATCCTTGAGCATGAAGAAGTAGTGACGGTTGCCATTACCAGTCTGTTCATCCCAGTAGTTCGGAGAGTACATCACAACAGACACAGGCACGAACTGATTGGAATTTACACCCCAGATCTCGCGGGTGCTAGTAGAACTGGGCAGCAGCTCCTTGATAGAGAATTTGCCATCCTTCAGCGTGACTTTTGCCACGGCGACATTCTGACCCTGATGCAGCGGCTTATCATAGTTAAACGAGTAGATGTTGCCATCAAATTCGATTTCAGCACGGAAACCAGTTTTACCACCACGATTAGCGTAGCAGTTTACATAGAAGCTGTACTCGCCCTCCTTCATCTTTTTGATGTCAGGCCAGGTGATATTCTCGACCGCAGCTTTCCCCTGATTAGGACAACGGATATCAACATCTAGGCGGCCATCAGTACGAGGATTCCACTTATCGCCATAATAGATATGATTCTTATCAGGTTCAATGCAATGAGCATCCTCATCGTTTTCATCCCATTCACCCGACACATCGTTCCACTGGATCGAGAAACGCAACACACCATCCATCTTGCCGCCAGCAGCCTTAACGTTTTCGCGAATATCGCTGTCTGCCATATTACCTGTATACGCCCAACTGAAACCATTAGGCCACTTGAACATGCTCGGCGCACTCTTATCCTGCGGTGCAATCAAAGACATCATATTCTTCTCAAAACGATTCTCCATGAACAGTTCTAAGCCAGTCGCAGTCGGAAGAACATCCCTGATGAATTTATCGATACCGATTTCTTCTGCACGGCCAAACTTCTTCGGATCAATCGCAACAGTCTTAGCCATTGCCTCAAACGGATTCACAGCGCCCATCACACGAGGGGCAGCATCACGGTTGCAGAACATGATGTTGTTGATAGTAACATCATCCAGAGTGGCGAACCGACGACCCAGACTGCTCATATAGCCAAGTTCGGTGACAGTCTTCTTTGCATCTTCCAACATCTTCTTGGTAAAAATCGCCTTGGGACGCTTATAGTTTGCAGGAGCAACAACTTTCTCGAAAGCAGTAACGGCTGCATCCACGTTCATACCCTCACTCAGATTTACCAGCAAAGTACCGATAGCGGTGTTACGGATACGAAGCTGTCCTATATCGCTCCACGCCGGTGCCAACCAAACATATGCGGCCTTGTTCTCAGTCGGAGTATTGTCGTATTCGATTTTGTTAGTCTTGAATACCTTGACGACGTTTTCAAATTCCTTACCACGATACAGACTATTCTGTGCAATCAGCTCCAGAACAGTATCAACAGCATCCATGGTCAGTTCTTCCAGAGAACGCTTATATACGTTTGCGGAATCACGCCACTGAGCCATCTTGGTAGCAACGTCATCAGGCCGCACAATGAAACGCTGCGGAATCTTGACTGCGAAATGGTCCCAAGTATGCACATCCTTGTGATTTTCATCGTACTCGTAGTTCATCTCGGTGCCGAACATATCGCCAGAACCAATCATATTGCGACTGACAAAGTACGGATTCACAATAGTGCGGCTCTTCACATAAGCATCCAGGGCGTCCACAACAGGCTGATACTTGACAGACTTTGCATCAAAATCCCACACAGTAATCATTTTTCCATCATCAAACGCTACTAGCTTGCCGATATTCTTCACGAAACGGCGGCAGCAGGAACAGTCATACTCGCGCCGTTTACGGAACAACTCATTCGTGCCAGCCGGGAAGCTGTCGAGATACAGATTGTACAGTTCATCCTCGTCTGCATCGGTGATAAACAGAGGGTTTTCGCCCTTCACCATCTCATTGAAGTGGTCTTGCAGCAGTGCACGAAATTTCTTGAAATCAGACATTGTTATCATTCTCCATTCAAATAGTATTTTATGTATCCTGTGTTATATAGTTACAATGTTAAAATCAAGGGGCCGAAGCCCCCTGTTTTTAATTTTTGTGGAAGTATTCGATCCAGCCCTTGTATCCTTGCCGGAAACTAATGTAGGCAACCTTGCTGCACTTTCTTCCGATAATGTCCGCAAGAGGATCTTTACCATTTCCGAAACTAAGTTCTGCAAGATTAAATTCTGGATGAGTTTTACAGTAGTTATAAACCTTGACATACTCGCCGTTTCTGGTCAGATGTCTTCGATCTAAAGCCTTTGAATGATATCTTCTTTCGAGAATATCATTCAAGCGCGTGAAATAACTATGAATTGTGTTTGTAGACATTCTTGAATCACTGTCTGCACCAGTTCTATCCTCTGTTTTGCGAAGGATGTAATCACCATTTATGACATAAAACGTTCTGTATCCACCCATATTTGGAGCATCGTATTGTTTCATTTCATAACACTGCTTGATGATATTCATCAATCTCGCGTCAACACCGGTCTTATTCAAAACAGTACGTGATTCAAAGTCAACATCGTTAATCGTCAGATTAGAAACTTCTTCAGAAGTAAGGCCAATCCAGTACAGCGCAGCAATCACATTCATACGAATCTGATATGGTTCTTCATACTTATCCAAGAAATCAACAAACTCATCAACTGACGCAAAATACTTGTCCTCGTACATATTGTCTGAACTCACATCGCTTTCCGAGAATTCAGCTAAGTCATACATGCTCGCTCGATCCTCACTTTTGATGTACCCTGTAATTATCGACTTTACATTTCTGAACGACCGACTTGAGTTCACCCAATTGTATTTAGCAAACATCTTTACAAAATCATCTTTTGTAAAGTCAAACAACTCATACCCATGTTCAGCCTCATAGTCCATAACGTGACGCAGTGTCGATATAACAAACTCACCGCTTCTATCAGAATACTTTTCGGCAAAAGCTTTGATTTTTTCTTCAGTAAGCATAGTGGCACACTCCTTCTTATTATGTAGTGTACCATTAAACCTGAGAACAAATCAAGCAAATGCGGCAAAATTCTGAAAATCTATAGTATGTTGTACGCCACTCAGGAACGCTGCGAGCAAAAACGGTTCATCCTTGCATCTTGCCATTGCGATCATATTCATCTGACACTCCGACAAGACACCAAGTTTCTTGATGAACTGTCCTTTGTTAAGTGTATCAGTCTCTTCGCAGAGAACGATACTATCAACCTCTAGGAACTCACAGTCTTCCTTTGAGAGTAGAACATGAACCGGAGAACGCTTATACGTTCTTGAAGATAACGGATTCCCCTTGATTGTTGGGCTGAAGAGGTTACGCTTGTTGTTACTTGTCACAACGAACGGTCGAATGCCGCGCTGCTGATGACCTGTCGCATTGGATAGATCAACCAACCAAACCTCTCCGACCTTTGGGTCAATATTGTTATCCATAGTCATTCTCCTCTACAATGATGTAGCTCCGTTCCATAGCTACATTATACAGGATACAATTACAGAAGTCAAGAGGTTTTTGAAAATATTTTTAGTGCCCGTACAACTCAGGATTCTCTGATACGAACACACTGGTATTATCGAAGATCATCTCATACGCTTTCTCTGCACAGCCAGACCTAAGTTCAATTCTCCTTACTTCATGGCATTTTTGTCGCAACTCGATGTGACTCTCATTTCCGAAGAACCCCACGCCATTAACAATCCCACCCGTCTCTACGCCAATGTCGTCAATCTTTTTGCAGATCATGTGAATATCCACACCATTACAAACAAAGCAGACCCACACTCGCTTTTTTCTTATGTACTTTAAAAAATCATCAACCCGTATAACTTTCAAAACCTTTCTATCGCTCATCAAGAATAACCGCCTTCCGCTCACACAAACAACTTTCAAGATATATTATACACAGCCTTTTGTTTTAGTCAATATATTACACATCTTTTTGTTGTATTATTTATCAAAATTTTAGATGATGCCATTCACTCAGCATCATCCACAACCAACTTCGAATCATAATAGAACCTATGTGCGCCAAATTGTCCAGCAAAGGTTGCTCCACGCTCGTGCCAACTGCCGGGAGCTGCAGTCGGGGTTACAAACCATTGAATAGGTTTGTTTGAAATTTTAGCACCATAGTCAAACACCATAGAGACAGCCAGCTCATTCTCTGCCGTAACCTTCCTATTATATAAGGAACTATAACCATACTTCTTAAAGACCTGCTGGATGGTTAGACCATCAAGTACAGCGGAATCATAAAGACATTGAGCAACGGCCATCTGGCCTTCCAAACTGTCAGCACCTGCTTCACAAGCAACAATCTGCTCTGCAAGAGCACGCTCATCATCAGTGAGTTCATGTTTACCCTGGCTAAAGTTCACCACCTTCGTCTCAACGATTTCCTTTACAAAAATTGTAGGTTCATCGTTCTCATCTTCTTTTGTTGCCTGCGTAACATTATGAACTGATTGATCATTATAATATGTATATGTGCCTCCAACTTCAGTATTCGGTAACGCTTTTATTACTAAATTCCCTGCCAGCAGGCACATTATACACACAATAGCAACGCTTTGCTCACGATTTGTTAACAACTTATTAGTGATAAATAAAACCTCCTCTCAACTTTCAATCTCCCAATCGCCTGCATTAAACTCAGTTGATGGATATACACAACGATCCGACATGAAGCACATGATATTCTGCCCTGTCCCATAAAAATCATAATCAATAACTTTCATTGTGTCCCCGTCTTCGGCCATAATAGTCTGTCCAACTTTTAAAACATCAAAAGTTTTCATAATATCACTCCTAAAATATTGGTTTTATAAGCTGCGCAAAAATTCATACAGCTCAATTTCACCTTGCAGCCAAATGACATCTCCGCCAGCCTTCAAATACACCGAATAGACCTTATCAGGATGCTCGAAGATGGATTCTACCTTCTTAGCTGCGTTCCTATCAATAAGTACACTACTCATAGTCTTATTCTCCTTCTTTAAAACGCATATCCACGCACATTATTATGCAACGGCGGTTCAATCTCAAATGCCTTGTCGCTCTTGGCATCATACTTAAACCACTTCGTCAGCTCGGCCACAGGATAGAATCCTTCTTCGTACCCTTCAATAACTGCATAGTTGTAGCAGTGTTCAAAGACATCAGCCACATTATCAATCACAGACTGGATAGCTTCTTTCAAATCCGTGAAGTACCCAGCAATCCAACTATCATCTGGCATCCAATAGATACCTTTGGTATTTGATACCGGCGAGCTAAATTTCGCATTCTGCTCATCCTTAAACGAGTCAATCATTGTTACAGTATAAATCATTTTAAAACACCTTATTATCAAAATGTACTCTATCTTCAACTGATTCCTGTAACCATACAATCCATTCAAATTTATTCTTTGGATAACGATCTGGATACTTCTGAATGTTCTCAAGAAACTTTTCAAGCCCCATAATGTCTATCTTTCTAATTGCGTCAAGTCGAGTCACTTCATGTTTGTTCTCTTCATGATTTATTTCGCTCATAATATTTTCCTCCATTAAATCTTAGTTCTTATCTATTAAGCAGTTCTTTGATGTAAAGCGTTTCAAAATTTTTCAGATTAGGATATTCATTTCGAGCCATTCTCTCTGCCTGTTCTTCAACACTCAAAATACTTTCAAAGTCATCATCTACATCAACAACATAGCACATACACTCATGGTCATGCTTATCATTCCAACCTTCAAAAAGAGCAACAAACTTTTTCATGATATATTTCCTCCTTAAATCTTAGTTCTATTGTTGTGCTTAATTTCTTCTTCAATCACAATGTACGGAATGCCCTCCAAAGATGATCTAAGTAACGCAATCACCGCTCTGCCAGACTTTCCGTCTGCCAATTTCGATACATCTTTCAACTTTTTCAAGACATCTTCTCGCTTCACATACTTACCCATTATGATTCTCCTTAAATCTCATCATTTCAAATAATGCGCCGGAGCATCTTTCATAAGAAGTAAAACAATCTGCTCGTATCGTTTATGCGCTTCTTCTGTAATGGTGTATTCCAACGCTCTCACATCAGAAAACTGTAGGTTTTCTGCAAGAATTTTGAGCGTTGAAGTTGGCTCCAACACTCCATTTCCATTCTTGAACTCGTAAACGCTCTTGCACAACGCAACCAAATCATTATCACTAACATGGGCGATATAGTTGTTCATTTCTCCGTAAGTCATAGCAAATCCATCCTTGTTTTCAACTTCTATCAATATTCTTCTCTCGTCGATTTTGGAAAAGCAATATTGCAAACTGCCTCTCTCCTTCGCTCATAGTAAGGACACTCTCCATCGCCTTTTGTTTCAGTGTTCACATTTGGATGAAAGGAATCCATACACTTGTTATGAACGCGGCTCCAATCTGCACAAGTCTCACATGATTTTTCAGTACAAAACATTGCATATTCCTCCTAAATCTCATCTTTTTATCGTTTTTCTGCATAACTACAAAAATCCTCTGGCTTGGTATATACAGCATTGGAATTATCAAGAGTAAAATGAGCACAGCTGCATGATTCTCCTTGCTTATCCCATGTATTCCAAAGGTCGCAATCCTTGCAGCGAACAACTTTGATTGCATCCACCTCTGGGACTTTATTTAATCGGCTTCGCAAGGTTCTGTATAATGTCTCCTTGTTAGAATCCACTTTATCAACGCCAATCATTGGTTCATACATCCCACAGCGAATCCATTCTTGTTGATAAAAGGCATCTGCGTCAATAATTCTTCCCATGGCATTTCACCTCTTTTTTTATCTCAGCTTTTATCAGATGTCTTTCCACCACTCGGAAATATCATCGTCGTTAATTTCTTTCTTTGTTCCGACCTCACGAAAGCATTCGCAGACACTATCCCAAATTGCAATCACAAGATCACTACTTCTTTCAAGAGTATGCCCGAAGTAGTCCTTGTAATAAAGATTAAGCATAAACGATTTACCATTCATTCCATAAGTTGGAATTGGTTCATCAACAACTTTAATCCACATATACACTCCTAGAACTTAACTTTTATCAACTCGTTTATTCCAAGCATTTACTGCATCCAAAAGCATATTATTATCTGGCATTCCACAATTAACAAGATTATCATAATACGCTTTTGTTCTCAGTCCACAATAATCACATATGACTTGCGCTCTCAATTTAAAAAGCGTTGCTGGACCACCACAACATGGGCACGATTTCAAATCATACATTTTGACCATCCCTTCCCTGTTCCATTTCCAGCCGCTCACTCTGATCATCAGCAATAGACGTCACTTTCAGTAGTCCCATTACAAAAATCCCAAAAGGAACAAGCAGTACAAAGTAAAATGCAATAAACGATATTATCATAATCCACATTATATTAACCTCACATTTCTTTTAGCTTAAACATCTTGTGCTGAGGTTGCTTAAATCATACACCACATGAATGTAATTTTCAATCCAACAATTTTATTTTCCAAAATTTTACTAATAATCCTACGTCATCAATAGTTATATCATCGGTCTACACATCATTTTGTTAAATATCCACAAGAACCCGGATTTTATCACCCTTGTCCATTGCATCCTCAATCTTGCCATTGATGGAATCAATTTCTCGCATCAGCTTACAGCGATAATTCCCATCCTTATCAAGTTTGAAACACAAATCCTCATCACCACTCTTGTAACCCATGTAGCATCCAGAACAGTACAGGCTCGTCGCATCAAGCGCATCTTGGATAACTCGTGCTTCATTGAGAGTCAAATCAATCTTCATCTTGTTTCTCTCCAATCAAACTTCTGACCACAATCTCTGCAATAGTGATCATACCTACTTGTAATTACCGTATTGCATTTTGGACAACGAAAACTTCCACACTTTGGATCTACAACAACTATTTCACCCTCAATACGGCTGAAATAGTCATCAAGTACATCACTTAAAATCATTTTTCCACGCCAGCCGAGATCATTCTGTTGAATATTCTTCGTGAGAATTCGATATGCGCTAATGATTTCACGCTTTGTGTATTTCATGTTTTACTCCTCTACCATATCTTTATTTACAGTATTCCATATCTCAGTCGAAACACTTTCATTTTCATCAGACAGACGGTTAACCCAAGCATTCAGTACCTCTCTGTACACCGTCATATTCGGGCAGAAGTAGCTGTTTGTAAATACCGGCATATCATCATTACACAGAATTCTCATAACGGCAGCGCACACGGCTGCGGATCTTGATACGCCAGCACCACAATTCACACAGAACCAATCCGTCTTATCTTCTTCATGGTTATCGAGAACAAAATTCACAATATTCTTAGCTTGAATATCAGTGATACAGGTGCCTTCTAAATCAGTAGTGCAATCATCAAACTTCAGCGGTAGAAAAGTAATATTGCCCTCACACTTATGGAAATCAATATGATGGCCATTAGCTTCAGTGATCGAGATAAACCGAATCCGTTCAAAATGTGGCTGTCGGATAAAGTCTTCTGCGTCTTCTGCGCTCATCACCGAGAATTTCCATTTTCTTCGATACATAGTAATAATCATTTTGTTTTCCCTCCACAGAATTTAGGTTTTATTGGTAATTTTCTCTCGAATACCATTCATGTCAAGAACAGTTCTCGTAAACTTCGTATCGTTATACATCTGTGCCTTCACATCATCTCTTTTTAATTCAAGGAGACATAAAATTTCCATTCCGCTAAAGCCATCGTTGTTCGCATTACATCTAAGACTCCCATCTTCAAGTTCCGTCCAAACTACTTCATACTTTTTCATAAGACCAATCTCCTTTTTCATCAAAACACAAACGGATTATTATTCACTGTTATTATCAGTACTACATTCAAAACAAACATCATAAATGCAGTCATTCTTTATCACCTCAATCTCTAAACTCAATATCTACAACAATGTTTTCTGGCTCCGTCATGTACATTCGTGCCAGCCGTTCTACCATTAGCTCCCTATCTCCTAATTTGCTTTCTCGTAAAATATACGAAGCAACTCGCTTACCTCTGTACAAAAATACAGCCCAAGCACTTCTTTTCAACGGATTTGAAATAAAAGTCATTCCATTGCTTCCTCCAGAGAGGTGGTCACGTCACAAAAATCAAGATCCAGAGCACCAATCATATCATCCAGAGTATCCACAGCATCAGACAGATTCGTGCAAGCATCATCTGCTCTATCATACCGCTCACTTCCCTGCAGATTCTCCGGCATGTTATCACGATACTCTTCTTCTTCCCACTGAATATCCTCAACGTCTGATTTTACACTTTCGATCTCCGACACAAGCTCTTCTAGCTTCTTACGGATGGAATCAAAACGGTCGATGGTCTGCTTAATAGCTTTTCTACGAGTGTTATTCATTTTCAAGTCTCCTCTCAATCTACAATACCAAGCTTGCAAATGTTTTTCGGATCAGTGATATAGCCAAACGTCAATGTATTACGAAGATATCCTTTGTACTCAAATCCACGGTCACGAGCTGCCAGACGGCACACATCTCGAATCGCAGATTCTCTCGGCCAAGAGATACCAGCCAGTTGATACTTCCACTGAAGATCTCTCAACTTCTGCCACTCAATCACAGGCTTTTTCTCATCCTCGAAACACAAGCCGTTCTGCACGGCATATTTCAGAGCATCGCACCGTCTACTCTCTTCTGATGTGCAAGTTCCCCACTCATTTTCCAGACGGCGATACGCCCTATCAAACGGTGCTTGCTTCACTGCATCAATACCAAACGCTGCACCAAGCAAACCCAAACCAAATAAAAGTCCCATTTTAAACCTCCATTTACGCCGTTTCTAACTCTCTTTTTACCAATGGACGACGTTTTGTTGCATTTTTTAACCAGTCGTTTCCGCTAGGAACTTGCCTATCCACTCTTGTATTACGGCCACTCCCTATCGGACAAACCCGGCGGTAATCATCAGCAGTCTTGCAGCCAAGAGATTCCGCTTCATCCAAAGCTTTTCGTACATAAGCCCATGTGCTACCACCGAGATCAGAACATTTTCCAATCACAGCAAGTACAAGTTCATCGCCCATGCGTTCAACATATTCTGCCAAAGCTTTTTGACCAGTAGCACCAAGCTTCCCGATATTCTCTCGGAAAACATCCTCGATAGGTTTCGTCGTTGTCGTCCCATCACAAGACGAAGACGATATCTTATCTTTTTCTTTCTCTTTTTCTTTTTCTAGCTTGCTTTTGCTTTCGTTTGCTTCGCTTTGCTTGCGTTTGCTTTCGCCACCAGCTTTTCCAGAAATACGCTTACCTTCGATGTATTCAGCATCTTTAATTAAATCTCTCTTTATAGCAGGCCACACATACCGCTCATTTCCGTTGAGTTCAGGCTCCGTTCCAGACGATTTATATTTCATCATCGCCAGTACCAAACGCCCCACCTCAGCAGCACTAAGTGGTTCAAAGTAGCTCTCGTAAGTATCCCAGATTTTAATATAAGTATCAGCCATCATACACCTCAAGAATTCTCACTATGAGTATTCACACCATAATTGATTCCAGAGTAATATCTCTCATCCACTTCTGAATCAAGACCAATATAATGAAGAGTGATTGCCTGACTACTATGATTCAAAGCGTGCTGAAGCCAGGCCAGAGCCATAACATCATCACGGTGCTGTACCATAAACTGATAGCCGAATGTCTTACGGCAACTATGTGTTCCAAGATTATATGGAAGAGCCATATCCTTTTGAACCTTTTTCATAATTCGTCCAAAACTATCCACATCAAGCGGCTCCCCGGCTACCTTTGGATTTGCCTCGTGTGTATACATAATTCCAGTCTTTTTACTAATTGATGTCCCACCTGTGCTCCTCAGTGAATTGCGAGAGCTGCCTTTACATGACGGGAAAAGCCAATCGTCATAATGGAGCTTAACTTTATTGATATAAGTAGAAATCACTTCCAAAGCAGATTCTGGAAGAAAAACAATACGGTATTTTCCAGTCTTTTTTTCCTTCATTCGTATTTTTGCATTTGCATTTACTTGCAACTTTCCATTTACCCTCTGCGTTGTAACATCTGAAACCTTAAAACGAAGCAAATCGCTTGCACGAAAACCAGTACATACACCAACATTAAACAAACACCAATCACGGTACATCCCACGATTCCAAAAATATTCCGAAATTCGTTTAATATCCTCTACATCTTTAATAGGCTGCACCGTTCCATTACAAGCTTCCTTGCGTTTGATATTATAGTTCTTCGCCTGGTTATGTTTCACTTTGGGAGCAGGATCAACCTTTGGCGGATTAAACTCAACTGCGTTATTTTCGTTCTTTTCAGGTACTGCGTTCATATTTGCGTCTCCTTTAGATTCCATATTTTAAACAATACTTTCCATAGGACAGTCCTTCTGCATCTGCCATTTTTGCAATTTCAATAAATGTCGGCTTATGTTTCTTTTTATTTTTACATCTAATATCCTTTTCTCTATCCACAATCTTTCTGCAATTATCGCAATAAAGCTTTCCACACTTTGGCCCATACCACGTGACACCACATCGTTTGCATGTTATATTTCCATATTTCATCATGTTCTTATACCTCAAATTCATCAATCTTCCAGTGGTGACGATAATAATTTTCACCACTACAAACAACAGATGCTTCCGCAGCTTCGCACCATGTTTCATCATCACTCACCGGTTGTAAATCATTCTTGCTTTCATTAAACAGGAATACCATTTTATCAATTGCTTTGATTCTATCCTTTGTGACCATAATCACATTATCTTCTGCGTAAAAATCACTAGAATCAATACATTCGTGCAAAACATAAACCTTCATTTTTATGTACCTCAATTCTTTTCAAATTGCCCCTTCATCAGCTGCTTTACGGCTTTCTTAAACAACGCGAGGTTCTTTTCGTTTTCAATAAACACCTTAGTCTTCGGATTCGGTGCTTTACCGTGAGCTTTTTCATAAGCAATAAACAGATTATTCATCTTCTTATAACCAATATGTTCGTAAATCAGAGTGTAAGTGTGCTTGTATTGCGGCTTATCATTAAGCTTTTCTGCCAAAGGTAACAGAATCGGGATAAGAATCTTCGCCGTTTCGCTCTGTTTCTTGGGCTTTTCTTCCGCAACCGGCTCAGACTTAACTTCATTAACTTCCACCTCAATCACAGGAGCATCACAGACAGCCACTTCAGGAGCTGCTTCAATAGTTTTCGCTTCAGGCAAAGCTTTCCGTTCAGTAGCTTCTTCCTTCTTCTTATTGATCGCTTCGGTATACAGATCCTCAACCAGAGCACCAAAGATAGACTTATACATTGTGCTTGCTTCGACCACATCAATCGTAGGAATGTAACCAGTACGACCAGTTCTTGCGCAATACTTTTTACGCTCTTCCTCGATAACGAAGGTATAAACACTATTCATGTATTCGTAAACATCACGAAACACATCTTGAACCTTCATCTCATTGATTTCCGCAATCACATTGATACGTTCATACATCTTCTTACGCCAGTCACTCACCACATCCTTACGAGGAGTAAAGTTTCTAGTAGAACGAATCGCATCATCCATCTGCTTGTCCTTAATCTGATGGACACACTGAGATACGCTACTAATCACATTCAGTGCTTCATTGCTAGTAGCACGAGCTTCCTCAATCTGTTCACTAAGATCTTTACGGGTGGAATCGAGTTCACTCTGAAGATTCTTCATACTATCAAACAGAGCGTGAAGTCTTACATCAATAAACTCCTTGCTCAATGCAGCATCCATTTTAGGAGTAGCCAGAACAGAATCACCACGCATCAGAGATTCCATAATATCCCAGCAGAAATCCATAAACGCATCTGCCTTCGGCTGACGAGACAGACGACAGATTTCCATAACACCACGCAAACTGTAACAAATAATTTCACGCTCTTTCGTGATTCCACCTTCAACTGTCGTCAAATTGACGACAGTTGATAAGGAGTCAAGACGGTCTGCATTACGCTCATGAATCTTTGCAATATATTTCCGAGGTTCTTTACATTCCAGTGCTCGCCCAATCTGTTCACGGGTCATATAATACTGATGTTTATCATTCTGGTACACATCCACATTCAGTGCACCAAAGGGCTTAGAGGTTATAACGGTCATAGGATTGTTAGTAGCCATTTTGTTTTACTCCTTTTTCATTCATTTAATAACGTATATACGTTGTTATTTTGTTACTGATTTTTCATAGAAGAACTGTTTTATCAGATTGTGACATAATACCATCCAGTATACTTATCTACACATCCCATTCTCTTATCTTCTTCTGGATCATAAAAACCGGTAGCAGATATTGCTCGTCCAGCCTTTTCATCAATATAATCAGCGACTTTCTGTGCATCTTCATATGTTTTGCATAGAATATTCTCACCATCACACCAACGATCACAACCATCTTCTGGACAGCAAGGCATATTTCTTACAAAGCGATTCCAAACATCAAAAACATGATTTTCAAATTCACTCATAATCGTCACCTCAAAACTGATACTTCCAGAACAACTTTGCATTGCCTGTAATTGTTTGTAAGTAGCTAATGTATTCATTAAAGGAGCTCACACCATTCATTTTCATACTACGTGCTCCAACAGCTCGTGCAGCAACCTTCGGATCATAATCAACAGCGTCAATAAATGCGCTGTCAATCATCTTCTGCTCAAACATTTTGATTTCGTTAGTATTCATTTTAATTCTCCTTACTCAAAATCCCACCATGCGTTAATAGACGTATTCGGAACATAAACCTCAAGCATATGATGGCCGTCACGAATCCATTCAGGTTCATAGCCTTCATCTCGCAGTTCTTTCATCAGACTTTCAAAATCATTATTAACAGACTCTACCGCATCTTCCATTGTTTTATATTCTACACGGTAAGGACCATTACACATCGTATCGTCATAAACAACCGTAATCATAGTCACATTCCCTTTTTATTCAATTGTTGCTCGTATTCTTCGAGTTCTTCATAATCTTCATCTGTGAGATAATCGTCGATTTCAATGTCCAAAAGGATATAGCACTGTGCCTTTAAAGCAACATACGCATCATCTGCACTCATTCCATTTTCAATAAGAACCTGTGCTGCTTCCATAAGTTTATCATTCATAGTTCGTTCCATTTTTCTAAAACCTCGATTTTATTTAATTTCAATATTCATTTTGCTAAATAAATATTTAACAGATTCTTCAATTGCATCAATAGACCAAACATTAGGATTACACACACCAAGAATTTTATCGCCAGAAGCATTATCACGTGCATCACAAAAATGCCACCAACTATTATCGCCAGCATCATATTCATAATAAACATCCACATCAATTTCGGAGTGACCATCTACATGATATTTAATCTGATCTTTATCATTAAATGTATCCGGTTTGTATCCACGTCCATTCCATCTACATGGGTTCATCTTGCGAATAAAATCTCTTGCAATTTCATGTGTAGTCATAACTCTCACCTCATGTCGTCATAATTAAAATCTGCCATACGTTCGTCCTCGTTATCAAAAACCTTAATCAAATCCCACGGATGAAAGGTTTTTCCATCGACTGAGTTAAATGCAAATGCAGTCATGTGCCCATTTTTATCCATTGAAGTCAAAATAACAATGTACCCAGACTTTGTTTTAAATTTAAAGAAATTTTTATTGAAGAAACTTTTCATCATAACATTCACTCCCTCAATTCTCCATCCTCGTAATCAAAAACATGACAACAATCTTCGCAGCCTTTCTTATACAGGTCGGTTTGAATCTTATCATTTACTGCATCTTGCTCAATAACCATAATTAAATCGTTCCACGAAAATGTCTTTCCGTCTTTAGAGTAAAAAATCAGCATACCCGGATAGCATTCTTTGTCTGCCGACCCCGTGGCAATCAACCAACCATTATGAATTTTGATTTTGAAATCATGTTCATTAACGTTAATCATTCGTCTTTCTCCTTTATATTATTATCTTATCTTCACCAAGCGTTTCGGTTTCATATGTTGTATAGATAAGCTTTGTCGGCTTGCTGTAACACGTTTTCATCCAGTCAAGTTCTGCATCACGTAGCTCTTTTGTGGGATAGACTTCATGCCCTCTATATGTATCACCGTACATAAAGTATCTGACAGAGTATTCAAGATGGTAATACATTATTTTTCTCTCAGCTCCTCGCACGCTTTAGCAATGATAGCAAGACCATTACGACGAAAATCAGCATTGTAAGGATTCTGTGCTTGAACATCTAAATGGTACAGCAATTTTTCCAAATCAGAGCTATATTCAACGTCTGCTGTTTTACAAAGGACCTCGGCCATCGCTTGAGTGTCATATTCCATAATAAAACTCTCCTTTTACATCAGTTTGTCAGAAATATCAAACGCTTTCCAAACCCAGCTGTATTCATCTGTATTTACAGAAGCAGATAGGCCATCATTTCTAATATTAATATTTGCTTCTGGCAGATCACAAATATTTCTATAGCATTCAGTTGCATCATCCTTAATAAATTCTGCTGCTTCTTCTTTGCTATCGAAAAAATCAGGCTCAAAAATTTCACCATCACAACTACACTCAATAACGCACCACATAATATTCTTCCTTTTACACACTCACATTCTCGTAAATCCAGCCAACGCCTTTACTATGGAACTCATCTACCCAATGAAACCATTCATCCTGTGTGAAATTGTCAACGGGAAAGCCTCTCCACTTCTGATCAAGAACTAATTCTCCACGTTCGTTTTCAACCCATGCAAAATCAGTGTTCTCCTTCCAAAGACGTTCAACAAATTTGTCACAATCATCTTTATTTTCTCTTAGTTTTAACATCCATTGTGCAGTAAGATATGTGCTATCAAAAGACTCTGCGACAGCACATGGACAGTTCTTACAAGACTTCTCAATGCATGACCAACAAGGCCCACCGTTGTAACTCATACTTTAAACCTCATAACTTTCTTCCAGACAATCAATCAAATCTGCTACATACTCACCGATCTGATCACAATTTACATTTTTGTATTCCGCACCAGAATTTCCATTATCGCTGATATAGACGTTAAATAAACCCTTTCCAACACGTTCAATATCAATGTCAATATTCATCTTCATGCTTTTACACCTCATTGAGAATATTTTCATCCGAAAATTTAAACGATATTATACTTTACAAACCAAATATTCAACTCATCTTCCGACATCGAATCGATTGCAATATCCACTCGGCGTTCAATAACATCATCATCCTCGTCTTCATTCAGTTTATAACCAACAAAGTTTTCAATTGTATCAAATCCATCCATAAAAAGCTCACGCTTCAGAAGTTTAATTTTTTCCATCATATTTTTATCCATTTCCTCTCATAAAATAAAATTATTATAGGTTTTCCAAAATTTTAAGATATTCAGGGTAAAGATCATCAATAATAACTTTCTTTTCCATATCATCCAGCTCACCGTTCATAAACGCCTTGCTCTGTTCTTCATTTTCAAGTTCTAGGTACGTCCAGATACTTTCGATTCCGATTCCATTTCCATGGACTACTTCGCCATTTTCATTGATATGCGCATAGATTTCCCAGACCTCGCAACCGCGATCCTTAGAAGAACATTCACTGTAATCAATTTCAGTGCCGTTCTCCATAACCTTTTCGGCAAACTCTTCCGCTGTAAGTTTCTTCATGATCCATGCCTCCTTAAATGTTATCAAAGTTATAAGTAACAGTAACAACTTTCTCTGCTTCACCGATATTACACCGATCTTCCTTTAATGCTGTTTCGAGACCACATCCAGCGCTGTATGCAATACCATTTTCAAACACATCAGTACCGATAAATCCAAATGCCCTATCGATTTCTTTCCACTCTCCGTGTTCTTCTCGATAAAGTGTATAGCCGTAGTTTTCACCAGAAAGATAATCGCTGTAAATCTCAACTTCATCACGCATGATTCGTTCCGCTTCGTTTTTGGTCTCATCAGAACCATCTGTAATAGCGATTACAATCCAGCCAACATTGCTATCGTCCCATGAACCTCTAAACCGTGTGTCGCAATCCATAGACAAGCCAGAGTGGTCATGTAACCAGAGTGGAAGCCATGCAATATGTTTTTCGAGAAGGATCTGACAATCTTTAATAGAAAAATCTCCACGAACATATGTAATGATTTCGTTATATTTCAATCCAACACACATCGGATTTTCCGAAACTTTTTTATCAGATAGAATTCCAATATCACAGATTGCATAGCGTTTTTCATCGATATAATTTTCATCGACAACAACACAAGTATCTTCCAACTTCATATTTAGAAGTGCATCCAGAATTTCTTCATCAGAACAATACTTGTAAACCAGGTCATTCCAAAACTCTTCCGGTGTTTTTTCATCAATCTTATCACCCAGATTGTATCGAGAATGGAAACAGGCCATTGTGGAATCATGGTCATCCCACCAACGAGGATTATTATCTGCTTCATCATCGTGCTGGATATGCAAGCAATACAGATTATCACCGTAGATCCACTTTATGATTTCATTGTCGTAGCAATACAGGTTTTTCATATCTAAAATCTCCCTTTTACAAAATGATTCCGTAATTCTTCATTTTTTCGATTATTTCAATAGACTTTTTAATTCCGTTTGCTTTGCCATAATACCATGTCATTCTCTCTTCATCGCTTTCTTTTAGTGCAGTGTAAGCAATATCTTGGCAATAAGAATATTCGTCCTTCAAGGCATTGATAATCTTTTCAACATCATTCATAGACATTCACCTCTTATGCACTAGCCTTTTCTTCAAAAGCGTACCAATCAGACCAAATCTTATCGACCTCTCCGTTCTTAAAACCGTTCTTATAATCGGTGAACTCAACATAATAGTTACTGGTCCACTCATTCAGAGCGTGTTCATAGATAGCTGCAACACCACGCTTTGTTTCAACAACAAAACTATCAACCAAAACACCTTCGACATAAGCACCAGTGTGTTGTGCTTTATTCTGGTGCATCCAACAGCCAAGAGCACCCGCATTAAGATAAAAACGAGTCATAATTTATTCCACCTCCATAAGTCTATTAGCTAATTCTTTCAACATTTCTTTAATAGCATCAGCGTCGTCAATAAGTTCTCTGACACTAGAAGGACAACCGCCTTTACCACGATGCCCCACCCACATCTCTGCGTGCTCATCAGCATCAAAATCACAGGCATACTCATAAACTGATTCAGGAAAATTTTCAACCTCCACACAAACGATTAAGTCCTCTCCTGCTGGAGAATAATTTTCAATTTCAACTCTGCCATCACCTGTATAGTCACATACGCGCCAATCCAGCGATTCCAAAACATCAATATATTTAGGGTGAATTTTCATAACTCATTCTCCTTTACTCTGCAATCACCATAGCAAGAACCGGCTCACCAGAACCTTTCAATTGAAGTTCCAGAATATCGCCATCATCCACGATTTCACACTTGTTTAGATAATCCTGAAGAAAAAACATCTGACATTCCTGCCAAAAGATTTCTTTCGGATCTTCATTCTCTCCTACGAACACATTCTTGTGATGAAAAGATTCATTCCAAACCCAGCCTTCACCATCAAAACAAGCGTGAACTTCCCTCAGATCCCACATGATCAGTCCTCCCCAAAAATATGACGCTTGTTAAGGTCATCACGGATAATATCTTCAATTTTATTTTTGGTATTATCATCGAGTTCTCCGTAAGGAGCATTATCAAGATAATAGAAGTAAATTTCATCTCCAAGATCCTTGTACATGACACTCACATAAAATCCAGCTGAAATTCCATTCAGTAAAGCATATCCAATACCGTATACTTCTGAATAATTGTTACCCATTAAATCCCACATAGTTAATCCTTCCAAAAGTTGAGTTTCTTTTTGATTGTCATCTCAATTTCGTCTTTATCACCGTCAGATAGAATCTTATTATCGTACTCGGAATAGCAAAACATAACGCTACGGCCATTATATTTATACATAACTATTGCTGTTTTTAATTGTTTGTCACGAAAAAAGGTTGCGCACCCAATCCCATATTTTTTAGAATATTCATTTTCAACTAAATCCCACATTTTATCACCTCAAAATCCCCTTGAGCATCTTTACCATACCTTCATAATCTTTATCATCTGCACCCAGCATACGAACCGTCATATCAAAATCAACTGTCTGGCAATCACTGAAATCGTATTGTTCGATATCGTTGCTACAAGTGTCAGGGTAATGTTCTTCGAGCCTGTCTTTCGTACAACAGTCACAGAATGTTCCAGAATAATAATCACTGGCCGACTCACCTGTTTTCATGTACACACGGATACCATCTGTGACAATCACTTTAGCGAACCGCTTCATATCTTCTGGCGTAAAGGTCTTATCCATGACATCATACGAATAGGTCATGTAACAAGTTTTATTAGGCTCATAAATATCCTGTTCCTTATCTGCACCAAACGCTCTAGCGTATCCACCAGCCCATCCACCACAAAACACAAGAATTTCTTTTCCTGCTTCGATAGCTGCCATATATTCCTCTTCAGGAATCGCTACAATTCTTCCGTTAGGAAAAATAAAGCCTTCAAATTCTCTCATATTATTACCTCATTTGCTCTTTTGAAATCTATTATAGAAAGATTTTTCTAGCTCCCAGAGAAATTTTTTCTGCGCCGTAATTTTATCAAGAACTATTTCTTTACAGTTGTTTAATTCAGGTTTCCCACTTGTTATTTTAATGATAGTGTCGATACTATGATTTAACGTGTCTTCCCATTCATCGAAAAAATTCATTATGTTATTGAAAACATTCTCGTCCATATTAAACACCCATTCCTTTATAGCCCATCATATGTAAACCTTTATGCTTCTTACGACGCATATCATAATAGATTGCTACCGTATTTTTCGGCATATTGTTTCTGAAATACTTTTCTTTGTATTCACACAATCTCTTATACTCGTCACTTTCACGATGAGCTTTCAGCTTTTCGCAATGGTCGTGGCAACCAGGATAACGCTCCGGTGCCACACAGTAACGGCAGGGATTAGTCATATTGCAAACTCCTTTTCTCTTGTAAACTTAATCACTAACGCATTCACGTTGGCCGCTTCCATCGTTGACTGCTTTGCATCCTCGTGATTGCCAGCTTTTAGAAAACTAATGCTCTGATCCATCAGCTTGCGCCGATAAGAAGAAAGAGCTGCGAGAACGATATTCTTTTCAGTGTTGGTCATGTTCTTTTTCCTCCTGCTCACGTTCCTTGTGAAATTTTCGCACTTCTTCCCAAAAATCAAACGGATCAGAATTGTGACAAACAAGCTCCATATATTCTTTTCTACTGTTAAGATGGTTTATGTTAGTATCCATTTTCTATCACTCCAATCAAAACTGAACCACTTCATGTTTGACTTTCTTCAGCATCTCTTTCTCTTGTTCTTCAAGACGCTCAACTTCACACAAAACATCACGAATACCAAAGATAATCAAATCCCGATCACGCTCACGTTCTGCTCTATGTGCGGGATTGTTTTTGCAAAATCCTTCGCACAAGTTGTTTTCTCTTGCAATCAAATTGTCAATCGCATATTTTAAAATACGCTTATCTTTTTCGGTCATATTTATCACCTCAATCATTGTAAAATATCTGATTTACTTGGTTTTTGTAACCGTAAATCAGTTCGTAAACACTATCGTCACTAATTTCTCTAAAAACTCTCTTTGCTTCTTCTTTTGTTACGCCATACATCCAGCAATAGGCATCATAAAAATCTTTCACTGTATACATTTTGCACACCTCACACCAAGTCTTTAACAATTCCATCTACCAATAACTTTAACTCTTAATTCGTCATTATCCCAAATTTCAAACCAATCATAAGACGCACCATCTTTATCTTTGAGAATATCTCTTCTGAGACAAGGAACAAGAGACAATCCGATTTCAATGCACTCTTCTAATTTTGAAGTCCAAAAAAGATCTCGATAATCGTCGTCGTCCTTGTTGTAAGCAGACAAGCAATACATATTTTTTTACCTCCGATAAAAGCATGATTTTAAGCCGTTTTGTAATTCGCACAGTTATTCAAAAACTGTAACACTTCATTTGGTGAAAGATACCCAGCAACATCATCCCAGGTGTCGTAGAGCTTATTTGTAACCCATTCGCCGCTTTCATTCCATGCGGCCACTTCTGCTGTATTAGAACTTGCTTCTTTTGAGAAAGAGAAGTCTTTGCTAAAATGATTATCGCAATAATTCCCAGCTCCCCACTGGACGCTTGCAGTAATACCATTTGCAAAAGTCATATTGAACCCTTTATTTAAGGTCGAATTAAACTTCTTCATGTCAAACACTCCTTTTAATATTTTTATGCTTTCGCATTGGTAGCGGTTATGTCTGCCCTAGTACCGCTAATCACCTAGCATCTGCCTCTCACACTACCCAGACTTGACTTCTTATGTAGTCCTCAATGTCTGCCGGGTATCCATTGCGCTGGATATACTGACACAGAACACGCTGCACATCTCTGTTGTCGCCATAATCCATAGCGATTGAAATATCTTCACCGTGAGTACCTACACCCAGATGTTCATACTTTCTGATTTCAAGGTAGAAGTCGTATGCACTGTAGTGCCTTCCGTCCCGGCGGTCGAGAATGGAATCAATAATCAAAGTTTTCACCTCTTAACCAAAAATATAAATTGCTGACGTTCTGGAAGTAACGGCATAATATGTTCCGGTTTTGTATCCTTTGAGTAACATTCCATTGCAACCATAAACACCAGAGGAATATCCGACCTGAGAAAGATAAGCTTCTCTTTTGATAATCTTTTCATAATCCTCATTGTTTGCACGAGTAACATCTTCTGCCATTCCAAGGGCAACCATATTCTTCAGTTCTTTCCGAGTGTACTTACGCATTTTCTTTCATCTCCTTTACAGTCTCATCGTCCCAATGAAATCCACGCTTTTCATAAAGCGGAATCCAATGAGCTTCAAAAAAGTCGTAGCCACAGCCATCAATACCGAAAACGTACTCAAAATCTTCCTGTTCGTAGATACGGAATCCGCAATCTGCCATTTCCTGAAGATGATTCTCAAGCCACCAGTTGTCGCACGAATCACTGAACTGCCACATCGTTCCCCACATCGGAAGAAAGTCGTCACGCTCGACTTCAAAATCATCCTCTCTGACATCAACTTCATCGCCAGTGCCGTCGAGATAAATTTTGTAGGTGTTATCGTCTTCGTTGTAACTCTGGATTTCACCGTTTTCGCCATAATGATCACCGCTAAAGATATAGACACGATCACAAAAAGACGGCGGTGTGATTTCAATAACGCCTTCACCGTTCTCTTCCAAATCGACCTTAGCAAGCTTTTCAATCACGCTCTGAGGAATCGCATTAAATTCCTGAACCCATGCGTAAGCTGCATCCTTTTTAGTTTTGTACATAGCCATAGTAGTTGACTCTCCTTTTCTTGCGTATCCTGTGTTATATAGCTATACGGTAAAAATAAAAGGCCTATGACGGACTGCCTTTTCTAGCTATAGAATACAGGATACCATTGCTTTTGTCAAGCACTAAAATGTAGATTTTGTTAACGTCACATTTTAATGCGTTGATACGTTTTATTTTTGCGAACATTTTGTGAACATCAATCTACATTCACTTCATCAGGCCGTGCCCACAAAACGTCCTCAATGGTATCGTCATAGATGATTTCTGTTCCATTGCTGTTCATAATCAACGTTACATTCTGATCATCTGCCGGTGTTTCCTCCATGCTTGCGTAAGAATACAGCCATTCCTCGCCATTCTCATCAACCACATGGATTGTCTTGATTCCGTTGCGAAACACCTCAATTTCATCCACACGGCCTGCCAGCACATAACGATCGTTCAGGCCGGTTTTCACAGGTCCTGCTGCATTAGCAGTCATACAGTTTGCCAAAATGGAAACACCAGCCACAATAGTAGCCAGGATAACGGACAGCTTATTCTGAGTAAGTTTCATTTTTTGTACTCTCCTTTTCTTATCAGTGACCCCAACGGCAAACAATAACACCGTTGATCCAGATTGAGACATTTGCCCCCTGCCGATACCATTCGACAGCTTCCCGGTGAATATTGGTGATAACACCGGTCTCATCATTCATGAACCATTGACCTTTTTTCATTGTCGTTTCTCCTTTACACTCTCATGCACTCATCAAGATAGATTCGTTTACCGAAACACTTGACGTATGCTCTGCCAGACGGTGCATAGACAATCTTCAAGTGATGGTAACTATGATATTTCTCATCTTCACATAGCGCACCAGACATACCATAAAGGTAATCGTCAATGCCGTATTCGATATCGCCATGAATCTGGAAACCACCACATCTGCCGTAGCTGCTATCATAAGCGGTTACAGGATGGCTCTTACAATATTCTCTTGCGGTCATATCAAACTCTCCTTAAAACATATCTTTTACACAACATAGAAATAAGACTTCTTGATTTCAGGTGCATCGTGATAATATGCAACGCAATCAAGACCAACAAAATGCCTGCTCTTCATGCTCTTCTTCTCCTCTGCCGTCAACAGGCGGTCAAGAAGTACACGAGTTGCGATTCTACCATCTTTCAGCTTAACAGTGACAAAATCAATCGTGTCACACTCCACACTGCTGGGAAGCAACTCAACCAATTTGGTAATATCCATTTTCATTCTCCTTTACCAAAGATTCTCACAAGCAAGGATTCCACCCTTTTCATAGGGCAAACGTCTGACGCAATCCCTGTGGGGGCAATCCAGCTTTTCGCAATACTTGCAATTTGCATTATTGCGCTCCTGCTCTGCAAAGAATTTCTTTGCGGATTTCAGGTCACAAAAATAATGACCTTGATCCCATGTGTAGGAATCCGGGTCAAAATGCCACGCAACAATGTATGGCTGATAGTGATTCTTCTTGTAAAACAATGCCGTATAAGCATTGCCCACTTCCAGGATATCAATATCTTCTCTGTTCATTACATTTCTCCCTTCAGAATCTTGTAATCGAGGTCATCTGCCATCGGTTCTTCTGGTTCTCCTTCCATGCTGTTGCTGGATGAAGTGTAAAGTTTGTCATGCCGTTCTTGCGGCATTTCACCGGGTTCTGTGTATTTCCATACTGTGCCGAACTTATCGATAAATACTTCACGGTGAAAGTCATCCGTTCCAATGAATCGTAAGCTCTTTACATTACGAAACATTAGTTCAACCACCCTTTCCATTCTGCCACGCCAATAGCAATGGCACAAATTACGAAAGCCCACATCATAGGTGCAACGCACTCTGCATGATAAGCAGAATAGCCGAATAACATGAGAAGCGATTTCATAACAAACATCCTTTCTCAGAAATCTTTTTCCAGTTCGTTGCGTAAAATCTTTGCAATATACGCAAGGCCAAAGTAAACAGGGCACAGGATCAACGCAATTACTCCAGCAAGAATTTCTCCAGAAACGAAAAGGAAAATTGCGTCAAAAAGTGCCACAATAGCCATGACGAAAAACGCCTTGTGAAGAATCGGGCTGATCTTATACATAATACTTTCAAACATAACAGACATCCTTTCTTATTCAATCCAGCATTTTGCGGTGCTGACGTATTCAACACCGGCTTCTGCCAGGGCTTCCTGATAGATTTTCACAAGCTCTGTGTCACCAAACGTTATGGCAACATCAAGAGCTGATTCAATAGCAATAATTGCCATGGTAGAACTCCTCTTTTATGTGATTCCTGACGTGTTTGTTTTCACTGTTCACCAGTCTGAATACCGGTGATGATCTCGCCTTCTGCCTTCAATTTGGCAAGAACAGCGTCCAGACCACCCAGGATATTCACTTCCTCTTCTGTGTAGAGGATATAACGGCCACCAAAATTTGGGTCCTTATCCTCTTCACAGGCAACAAAGATTGCGTATTCTTTCATTATGTTCTCCCTTTTTTGTTTTCATTTTGCATACCATGCAAATTATTTGCATAATTATCCAAAGCAAGACATAAAGAAAACGCCTTGCGATAAATTCACAAGACGTTGTTGCCAGGGTTATAGGGTTTATTAGTTGGATTCTGCCGGGGAAACAATCAATTCACCATTGACGATTTTTTTAACAAGCTGAGACACGTTTATACATCCATAAAGAGGAAGAATTTCAGTTTCCAGCTTTTCACCCTCTGCCGGAGTAAGAACACAAGCCTTTTGCCACTTATAAGATTTATTTCGCGCTTTTATAGCGGCAACAAGCTCTTCTTTGCTCATATTGTCGTACTTGCTTGCCATAGTCGCACCACCTTTTGATGCAATTATAGCAAACTTTTCACTCTTACGCAAGTTCTGACCACTTGAAACAGTTGCTGACATGATTCACCTTGCCTTTCTACCAGAAGGTACAGGAAAAACAGGCTCAAGAGGACGCATATCGCCACGGATTTTTCCAGCACCGCTGCCGTCCATGTATTCTGCGATCTTACCATAGACCTTCTGAGGCCGTCTGTTCATCTCGATTGTTTTCCCATAGATCAAACTAGAGGCATTGTTGTACTCTGCCGTAAAGGAATCATTGCGAGTGCGGAAAGCCTTAGTGTGTTTTGCTGCCTTCTTGCTCTTGCGATTTGCACTAGCAGACCCAGTTCCAGCAAAACGTGCTGCATAGCGTCCAGCCTTCTTCCGCTCTGATTTCACTGCCATATCAAAATGCACAGTCTCAGGATTTACGCCAATAGGTTCACTTCTGATGAAGTCAACGACAGTCTGATTGTAAGTCTTCTCCCACGGAACCAAACCTTTACCGGAACGCCAAACCATGCCGATCTGATTCACTCTGACGACCGCGATAAAACGCAATCCCTCTGCGGTCTGACCATAGTATGCACCAGACGGCACAGAATGACCGTCAAACTTAATCTGACGGTCTGCATAGTTCTTGCACAGGAACTTTTGCATAGTGTTCACCTCTTTCTATTTGATAGTGACGGCATTGCTGCCGTGTTGGTAGTGGTTACGTCTTCCCTAGTACCACTAATCGCCTAGCATTTATGTAGAGCTCTTGCGTGTTCACGATGGTTGCGTGGTTTAATTACAGGGTTTCTTCTGCGCTGAAGTCGTTGGTGAAGTCCTTGCTCTGAAGGTCTGCCAGTTTAGTCTGAGCAGATTCCAGGCTCTTTTTAACGTCTGCCAAATCCTTTTCCATGCCCTGAACAGCCTTCATCTTCTTTTCCAGGGTTTTTGCGTTGGTGTCCTTCTTGCTCTTGAGAGAGTCAAGTTCCTTCTTTGCAGAGGACAGCACTTCCTCTGCATTCTCAACACTCTTAGTAAGGCGCACAACCTTAGAGGACAGCTTGCGGACGCTTGCACGGCGGTCACGCTCTGCCATAGAGAGCATAGCAACACCGCTTGCGTTGGCACTAAACCATGCTTCAACCCACTTGACAAACTTGGTCTGAGATTCTGCTTCCGTGTCGTAGCCGTGGCCTGCTGTGGTAGCGGTGAATGCACGCACCTTGCCCACGCTCTGCTCAATGAACTGCTCAACAGTGAAGGTTGCAAAGACATCATTGACTTTGAAGGTATCGCCCATGATAGCGGTGGTAAGGCTGGTCAGATCATTGAAGTAGAAGGTTTTAATCTTCTGAACAGAGTCTGCGTCTGCGGCATAGCGTGCCAGCAAATCAGCATCAAGATAGACAGCACGGACGGCCTTGCAATAGGTCTCGTACTGCTCTGCGGTGATACCCTTCAGGCAGTCTCTGCCCAGGGCCTTCTCAGAGGTGTTGACTTCCTTGCCACCCTTCTTGAACAGGGCAACGGCTGCACCGGTGGTGCGGTTCTTCTCTGCGGCTGCGGTAGCGTTGAAGTTGATAGCGGACAGAATGGTAGTAGTAGACATAGTATTTTCTCCTTTGTTGTGTTATAATGTGTGTATGGACTTCTTGCTATTATGAGCAAGCCAAGTGCTACAGACAAAATTCCAGGTTCTGCCTGTAGCCTATGGTTCGCCCACGATGGGCAAATATGTATGCTGTAAAGCATGGTTTACCCTCTGTCTGCCAAAAACAGCCCTTCAACCATGCTTGCTATTATTCAATTGTCACGGAAAACTGTCTATTTTTGCTATTATCTGCGACAAGTCCAAACTTTTGAAGTCCAAACAAAAAGCGCCAAACTTTTGAAGTTCAACGCCGTCTAATTGCATATCTTTGCAAAAATATCCTGTTTTCTCAATCATACAAGATTGCATTGTACCGCCTAAAAGTAATAAACTGATAGCTTGCGTTTGAAACGTTGCCAAAACTTGCGTTTTGGATTCTTTCAAAACGGTTATATTGTTTTTATCCTTCCAGCGCATTTTGTCAATCTGGAATCGGTTTCAGCCTGTTTTGCAAGGTAAACCACTTGAACAAATACGGATTCCGACCGCCTTGCCCGCCGTGTCATTTATTTCAGCCGTTCGATTGATTGAAGGGCTGTTTTGTGTACACGTCCAAAACCGTCATACCCTTGTACCCGCCTGTTAAACGTGGTGTTTTGCATGAGCGCCGTTCCGTACTATTTGCTTTTACACTTCCTTCCGTTCGGGGAACGACCGCTTACTATTTGACGATTTATCGGGGAACTTTTCCGCACCTTCCGACCATGCGTCCCTTCAAGCCTTCCGGCCTTCCGGTGCCTATACTCTACCATGTTTCACCATGGTTGAACATATAATTTTGTTGCAAACACATGGACGGAACGTGCAAGAATTTCAGGAATATAGAAAATAGCGATATATCGTTAAAAATTATTTTTTTTGGCAAGGCTGTGATCGAATGGTTAAAGAATTTTAAGAAACACGCGGAAACGTGTTCGCGCGCGTGCGTGCGCCTGGGCAGGCAAAACTCTAATAGGTACAGCAGTCCCCGGCAATACTATATATTGTTGGTTGAATGAATGGCTAAATACTAGATATTGTGGTTTTTTGTGAATTGAATACAAGATATAGAGAATAGCATAATTGATGTAAAGTAAAAATACTTTACAAAATGTTGCACACGCAACATTTGATATCATTTTGATATCGAACACAATGAAAATGCAACTAATTTGCAAATTCAATTCCCGGCAAAAATCAGCACTATAAACATACTGGAAAAATAGGAATATTTCCCGGCCTGGAAAGTGACAAAACAGGCACTTTATTCAATTAAAGCAAATACCGCTTTTTGAACAAAGGCGGCTTTTCCCCATGGGGGAATACTTTTCATTTTTGGCACATTCCAGGCAGCAGGCCGAGATCCCAGTACATCTTTCTTGTTCATAATCACCAATTATGAATTTCATCTTCTCTTACTCTCTATACATTCTGCACAACAATTTCCACAAAAATACCATTCTCTTTCAATCACAACAACCTCTATCTATCCTATCAACTCAATCTAACCATTTAACCTGTCCCTACCCGGGTACATTCCCCTGCCAAAACCATCCCAAAATACACCCCTATACCCTCTCCTACATACACCCACAAATCACTCACTTTTCTATCTAAAATACCTAAAAATGGCTTAAAATCGCTATTTTTCAATCGGTAGCTCATTCGGTAACTAGCTATAATTTAACGTATTTGCGTTATATTTTGGCTAGTTTTTCTTTTTATTTGTACCTTTTTACCCCTATTTTGTTCCTTTTTGAGCCAATAAAGTCTGAAAAACCTAGTATTCATGCGGGTTTTCCCGATGTGTACCCTAAATGTACCGAAAACGACCACTCTTCGGAGCATAAAATACCTATTTGTACCCATCTGTACTCCCCTATCGCCATAAATGGACTGATCTGGCATCTGAGCAGCACTCTTAGAGACTCCAAAAACCTACAAGGAGCATGATTGTAGCCTCTGGCAGCTTACACAGAATATATAGAGCATCTGGATATACTTCATAGAGGTTAATGTGTAATAGTGATGATCGCTCGTTCATAGAGCAGAAGCGAGTTTATGAGCTCTGTCTGAAAAGACTACAGCAGATGACACTCCAAGAAACATACCTTATTATAATAGAAATATTCGTATCCTGTATTATGTAGCTATTGAATTTTTGGTAATCTCATGGTATAATGAGTGTAGATAGCTATACAATACAGGATACAGTAAAGGAGCTAGCGATAGGATGGTTGTGATGGGCATTGATGGTAGTCCTCCCGGACAAGGCCGCAAGCGGTCCCTGCCTATGGCAGGAAAATGTTATCGATGGTCAGCTACGGTCGCAAGCGACCTATCGCAGACATCGCTAACATTTTTGAAGAAATTGGAATTCTTATGGAGGTCAAGAATTAGGACATTAAAGGGGTAAGTAATTATATACCTTATATATCTTCCTTTCAATGTCCTAAATATAAATCGGAGGTCGTATGGCAAATAAAGTTTATAACGTAACTGGAGGAATGATATCTCGACTGCATCAGGGACAAGTATTCAAAAACTTTGGAGAGCTATCTCAGGTTCTTGATATTCTTGATGATTCTGGAAAACCTTTAACAAGCAATAGTAAGAAATCTTTTCTAAAAGAATTGGAACGCTATGTCGTCTTACGAAAAGATGGACGACAATTCATAGTCGATAGGATTCGCCCTGAAAATGAAATCCTTCCAGAACATCCGACCGGAGGAAACAAAAAATACATCGAGCACATCCAAAGACTTCTTGTTTACTACTTTAATGCTATGTGTGATCAAACAGGATGTGACAGTCTTGTAATTCTCTGGGAGAAAGTTGATGTGTGGCAGACTCTTGGAATGGTGAATGATAATTATAGATGGTATGGATATCCAGACGATGAAAAAGAAGATATGCGTATAGCAGAAGCATTTCGTAAACTAGCCGGAGGTGTTAAATTAAAGAAATGGTTGGATAGTGCTTTGTATGGATTATATGGTCGAGATGCTTTAACAGTAAAAGAGGAGCGAGCCTTCATTGAGGATCTTGGTAACGACCAAAAGCGAATGACCATTTTGACTGATGAACAAAACGCAACATACACTAGAGTCAAATCGGAATTATTGAGCGAATATTACTTATCTGACTGTAAAACTCAAGTAACCGAAGCAGATCTTTGGAAAACTGGCCGGATGGGTGACTTCTTTAGAATATTAAATTCCAGATTAAGTGATGCTTTTCCTGATGTGCAATATAATCGGATACAAAAAGTTTATAAGATTATTATTGAGCCAACCTCTATGAAACTTTTTATGAGACGATTTGGGAAAATAGATCCGGCAGATACAAAAACTGTTGTTATGCTGATGTTGAAACTCAACGATCTCGTTTGTGATGGATTGATGTCCGCAGCAGCTTTAGATAATGAAATTACCGTGGCATCACGGATTAAGGACCATGATGAAGTTCAGAATCGAATCAAGGAACAAAAAAAATGGGGCGGCGTCAATAAAATGAAGCTACAAGAGGAGAAGAAAAAGAGAAGAGAATTCACATACGCTCCCGTTTCTCTGGAAGAATATCAAAAGCAGTTTTTAATAAATAAAATGGTACGGCTGGATGAGGATACATTAGCAGAAAAGCTCAATAATGATGCTGACATGGTTGAAAATTGGCATTGTCAAATAGTCAAAAAATTTAATGCTCGTAACTTACTTCGTGAAAGTGGATTATCAGAGGAACAGTGCGATCAACTTATGAAGGAAGCACGTGCAGATGAAGCAAAGGAGATTGCAGATTTAATGGCAAAATATTTGGTTAAAGACTAACGAACACATGCTAGATGATTAACAATATAAGAAAGGTTGATGACGATGAATTTTGATAACCCCTACTGGATTGATTTAAAGGCAACCTACGAATTCTACCAAGCTGCTGGACGCTTGCCAGAGTTCCACAAGAAACATGTTTGTACGAAATGCAGGTACGAGATTCCGTGTATTACGACTTGTGATGAAGTGCGATGCAAATGCCGAGAATTTAAGCCTAATACTGTGCGGAAGACTGATAAGTATTTACATATCAATGATTTCATGAACGATGTGGTCGCATTTGAGGCTGCTAGAAATATTTAAGGAGAATTGCATAAATGAAAAAAGCAAACTACGATATGTTTGGTATTGCATTTAATAAAATTGTTCCAATTACTAAAATAGCGGAACAATATGAGTGGACAGGTGCAAAACTAAATAGCTTTTTGAAAGAGCATGGTGTTATTCGGCAAGATGAACGAAGTGGCTCGTGGGTGTTGACTGATATTTACAAGGATAAGAAATATGCTGTTTCAAGAGATATTGTAAATCGAGATGGGAAAATCGGAAAAACATTTTTGTCGTGGACAAAAAGCGGAAGAGAATTCATCTATAATTTAATGAAGGACGAGTTAAATTTGCTTCCGAATAACGATAATACCAGTTCAGATGTGAAGGTTGTAAATAATGATTTTCCTATTGTTGAGGATTCTGACGGATGTATTTCTATTTTAGACTTCGTGCATATTTTGAGTATGAACAGAATTCTTGTAGGTGGCCGTATTCCACATCGAAATAATGTATTTGAAACTCTAAGAGAAAAAGGATTTCTAAATAAAACAAGAGGGGTATATTGGAATACTCCGTATCGAGATTTTGATAGTTTTGGGTATTTTAAGGTTATCAAGAAGCGCACTCCGCGAGGAGGGTTGAGATATGTGACACAACTTACACCAAAAGGTCAATCGTTCTTTTTAAGGTATTTCAAGAAGTTGATGGATGAAAAAGATTCCATTTATGGTGAATGGGACGATAAGGAGGGTTAAGAGATGCGTATTCAGATTGGTAAATACATTATTAAAAACTGCGACGAGCGGAATCTCGTTATTATTGAGCAGCGGCCAGCTGGTAAGAATCCAAAGACTGGCGAGATGGGCACCGGCGTAAAGGAGGTTACGGTCGGCTATTACCCGAACCTTGAATGGGCTTTACATAAGATTAAGGATTTGGATATTTCCGAAAGTGATGCTGATACCGTGGATGTTTTGCTGGCAGAGCTTGAACAGATTGATAGAACGATCCGCATGGTAGTTGAGGAGATTAAGTGATGGATAAATTTGTAAATGCAACACGATTGATTGGCGTCCTCGATAGTGCCATCGCTCGTTCTAGAACCAGAGGTAATACAAAGTCTATTGACGATATGTGGTGCGATATGGCAATGCAATACACAAAGCGCATTCTTGAAGAAGAGATGTCTGCTGGCGGTGAGTTCAGTCGAGTGGTTCATGCCCACTGGATTGAGCATTTTGAAGATTTTGGAGAAAGCTTCTTTGTTGAATGTTCGGCTTGTCATTCCAGCAAAAATATTGATAAATCAAAGTTTTGTCCTGATTGTGGGGCTATTATGGACGAGGAGGTTAAGTAATGGATAAGTTTGTAAATGCAACAAAAATTTTAGACAGTATTGACGCTGCGTTGAAAGCAGTTCCGCCTCGTGCGAATGGTAAATCAGAGAGATTTCTTACGAATTTTGTTACGCTCGGCGTAGTCAAAAATATGATTCAAGATGAGGTTCAGCATCGTGAGTTTCGTCCTGTAGTTCACGCTCATTGGATTGACGATTATGGTAATAGTGCTTGTTCTGAATGTGGATGTAAATGCATTGAAGTTGATGAGAACTATTGGAGAAATGATAGAAAAGTAATGTTTTGCCCTTACTGCGGAGCTATTATGGATGAGGAGGCCAAGTAATGGAGAAAGTTCTTTTACCTCGTGGGTATGGACGTTCATATGATGCTTGTAAACACGCAATTGAACACGACTGCGATATTGTAGCACCAGATAGAGCCGGTGTGATAGCTTTGGAATATATTATCAAAGATATCTGTAAAGATTTTGATTCGTTAGAAATAGACAGGATTACTTGTTCTGATTATGTTTATTCCATAATCATAAACCACCACAAGTTCAATGGTGTGGTAGAAGCGATTGAAATTCGTCTATACGATATTTGTCAATATTTCGAACACGAAAAGACAGAACGTGGTCGAAGAAAAGATGTCGTATTTGATGATATTGACCGGTGTATGCAAGTCTTGTGCCCATATCGTAAAATCAGTATGGTTACAATGGAAGTTGAGGGGTGAGTAATGCGTACTTACGAGGATGTTGATGCGGAAATCATGCAGCTTGTGCGTGACATGAATAGCAATAGCCTGACACGCAGCGAGTACGAAGCTGCTGATGATATGCTGGATGAGCTCTATCAGGAGCGTGAACGACTTTGGCTAAAGGCTATGGAAGATGGCGAGAGTTGCTATCTGTAAAAGCCTAATTTTATATTTTTTCTTTAGCTATAAAATACAGGATACGTTTAAGAAGAACATGGAGGTGACTGCCGAATGGCAAAGCAGCAAACTTGCCAGAAGTTTGTTTTTAAGATCCATACGAAGCGTCTGGTTGAAGCAAAGTGGGATTTGACTCTACCATTAGATGAGGCTAGACGAAACCACGAGATCATCTCGCTGGCTGATAGCACTGTTTTACGATGGATTGATGAGTTGAATGGTGTTACGGATGCAGAGGCTAAGGCACGGAGCATTAAGCGTAGAATCAAGATGCTGCGGAATGAGCCGTCTTGCTTAGAGAACCGCCGGGAGATTCGGAGACTATACACTGAATTGGACGCAGTTCAATTCAAGCCGGATTATATGTGTCTGGTGGTTGATAAGAAGAATGATTACCGCCGGGCATGTTCTCCAAAGGGGTTTAAAATCAATGGAATCACGTATCGCCGTCTGGTTGGGACTACCGGTGGTGTTAAGAATAGCACGATTGTGTTTGTGAGCGACCGTCTTGTTGGTGAGATCCGCAAGCGAATTGATAATGGCCGTAACAAAGGAATGGAGTTTATTCCGGCAAAGTTGGAAGCATATCGGGCACTCGCCTGCTCTGCCTCAATCCCTGTTACTGATCCAGATGGCATTCTGGTTGTGGATGATTGCTATACTCATTTTAAAGACCATGTGATTATCCTGGATGATGGTGTGTCTGGTGAGCCTACGATGGTCGAAGATCCTGAACATGATTGCGAACTGTGTGCCAGCGATGGTTTTGGTCTTATCAGCTATGACCTTGCCCAACAATGGAGCGAAGATTTGAAGCTACCGTCAACTGCGTCTGGATTCTGTGTGCGTAACGCCTTTTGTAAGGGAATGCTATTCCCCTTCCCTTTCCGTGAGTTCGCCAAGAAGGTTGCAAAGCAGAATATGGTCAAAGACGCTTTTGGCGACTATAAGGACATTAACCGTGTGCAGATGATCCTTACTACGTCGATGCTCAAACTTTATGACAGCTATCATAGTGCAGATGATTGTTTCGAGAATTGTCAGGAAAACCACTACCACTTTTCTGTAACGAAGACCTGTGAGCTGGAGCTTGATGAAGAGCGTAATCTGAACTATCAATTTATCCAGAGTTATAATTTAACGAACGATGAGATTCGAGAGTTGGTGAAGCCTACACTGGATGAAATCAAAGGTGCCATGGGTGGTGATTGGCGTGATGTACTGCTTTATTTGCGTGGCAACGGAATGCGTGATGACCCGAATTACATAAACAGCTTAGAGAATGATTATATCAAGGCCTTAATGATTGAGCCAGAAATGATCAACGACCCATACGTTCAGAACCGCATTCGATTCTTTATTAAAAAACGAATTTCTCAGGCGAAAACAGGTGTAGTAAAGGTTAGAGGTAACTTTCAAGTCCTTAGTGGGGACCCGTATGCGCTTTGCCAATCTATGTTTAGAATGCCTGTCACTGGTCTTTTAAAATCTGGTGAGGCTTATAGTCGATTCTGGAACGACCGTGATGTGAAGCGAGTAGCCTGTTTTAGAGCGCCAATGAGCCAGATGGCAAATATTCGTTGCATGGACATAAACTCAAGTGATGAGTGCAAAAATTGGTATCGCTATATGAAGACCGTATTTATTCTGAACGTGTGGGATAATACGGACGCTGCACTTAATGGGGCCGATAACGACGGAGACCTCTGTTTTAGTACAGACAATCATATCCTGATTGATAAATGGGTGGATGAGCCTACAGTTCTCTGTGTGCAAAAGAAGGGCGAGAAGAAAATCCCCACTGAAGAGGACTTTATTAGCTCTAATATCAATGGATTCGGTGACGATATTGGAAAAATCACAAATCGTATCACCACAATGTTTGATGTGCGAAGTAAATTTGAGCCAGGAAGCCGCGAGTACGAAGAATTAACATATCGCATTAAATGCGGCCAGCTATATCAGCAGGCGTCGATTGATCGCATAAAGGGTATTTCCACTACTCCGATGCCTCAATACTGGTATGACAATAAGGCTTGTGTTGTTAAAGAGGATGATAACTCAGATGTTGTTGAGGACAAGAAGTTCTGGGCACGTATTTGTGCTTGGCGCAAACCTTATTTTATGAGCTACATTTACCCCTCTCAGATGAAGGACTATAAAAAGTATGTGGCTGCAGCTCGTAAGAGAATTAAATGGGAAGGTTTTGATGGCCTTGACGAGATGATGAAAAAGGAAGTCAAGAATGATGTTGATGAAGTTGTTATCCAATATTACCTTTACCGTATGCCCGTCGGTGTTAATTCCTGCACTATGAATCGTCTGTGCTGGATTATTGAAGATGAACTTGAAGAGTTTGAAGATGATTTGAAAAAGAAGCGTAAATTTGATTACGATTCTCTCAAGTCTGGTGATGAATATAAAAATTCTCAGTATTACGGTATTCGCCCTATCTTTAAAGAATATCTTCGATACGCACGAACAAACTCTGTTATCGACAATTCAAATACCAAGAACAAGGAAACCGGCGCAGATCGAATTGAGAAGTTGAATTTTTACAACGAAAATATGTTGCGTACCATGCATCAAAAATGTTCTGATGATAATATCCTTTGTGATATTTTGTTGGACCTCTGTAAGAAAAACGCCTCAAGTGTCTCGATTGTATGGGCTCTATTTCCTGATATTATTATTAAGCGTCTCTTTGATAAGGCTGGCAACAAGGCCCATGTTCTTGTTAAGGACGATAATGGTGATGTTGAATATTGTAGTGAGCGTTATAAAGACGTGTTAGTCGATATGAACAAAATTAAAGAGGAGGATGCGAATGGTAGTATTGAATGAACGTGAGTATGCAGAAGAACTGCTTCAAAAAGATGTGACTTGCAGAACCGCCGGGCACGCTTTACATTATATTGCAAAGCTTTATTTCTCTCAGGGGTACTCTAAGGAAGAAGTCAAGAAGAAGCTTGATGATTTTCTTGTGGCTCATATGTTTGGATATAATAGAGTTTTAGATGAGAACTTTATCGTGCAAGCGATTGCGTCCGCCAAAGGAAAACAATTGGTTGAACTTGATGGAGTAAGTGTTACAAAGTCTGAAACCCAGAAAATTCTTGCCTTGGATGGGAAACCGATGCAACGGCTCATGTTCACAATGCTTTGTTTGGCTAAGTTTCATATGGCTGTAAACAACAAGTGTAATTATTGGATTACGGAAGATACACGAGATATTTTCCGTATGGCTGGTGTTTCTGTAAATGTAGATAAGCAGAATGAAATGATTCGAGAACTGCGCAATCTTGGTTTTATTGGTTTTGCCAGCTTAAAGAAGATTGACAACTTGAACATTCATGTGTTAATCGCAGACGAAGAACCGCCTATCGCAGTTACAGTATCAAATTTCGAGACTGCTGGGATTCAGTGGAATCAGTTTTGCGGAAAGCCATACATCAGGTGTGAATGTTGCGGTCGTACCGTTGCTCGGACTGGGCGCAGACAAAAATATTGTCGTAAGTGCGCCAAAAGCATCAATATTGAGAAAACATCTCAAAATAGAAAAATGTTTGATTTATAAATCGTGCATTTTTGTATTATTTTAACACAGATACGTTGTATTTTTACATATTTATATAAAATCATTACGGGATAGTTATGGTAGGGAGAGAGCGAGGACGCTTGTTTTCTTCCTACCTATTTTATTTTGAAGGGATGTAATGACCTAAATGATCGAAATCACCAAAGCAGAAGCCAAGGAAATCCGTAAGGTTTATCCGCATGTCTTTATTGCAAAGACTCGTCACAAGCGTTTTATTGAGGAGTCTGTCCGCTATCTGGAGTTGATTCCGTTTAATATTGAAGCTCGTGAAATTGTTGAGCGTGCCAAGCGTGGCATTCGAGACTAATTTATGAAAGAACGAGGTACAGACTTTGGATTTTGAAATTCAGCTGCCCGAGGAGATCACTAACCTGATGAATGGTGGCGGTCTCCCCTCTCCTGAGATGATGAACTTCTATGTTGACGAGAAGGATCGCATCTTCTTTATTGACTTTGAGATTGACCAGTCTCTGATTGAGATTGAGCGCAAGATTCTGCAGTACAACCGTATCGACAAGGATGTCCCTGTTGAGCAGCGCAAGCCTATTAAGCTGTTTATTTACAGCTATGGTGGCGAGCTGGACGCCATGTTCAGCTTTATTGATGTTGTTGCACTGAGCAAGACTCCTGTTTGGACGATTAACGCAGGTATTGCAATGAGCGCTGCTCTTGTGATGCTGTTGTCTGGTCAGAAGCGCTTTGCCCTGCCTCATTCTACTGCACTGATTCACAGTGGCTCTGGCGGTACTCAGGGTACTTTTGAGCAGTCTAAGATGGCTATGGACTACTATGAGAAGCAGGTTGTAAAGATGCGTGAGTATATTATGGCTCATTCTACTATTGATAAGAAGACTATGACCAAGAATAAAGCGAAGGATTGGTATCTGGACGCTAATGAGCAGGTCAATTTTGGCATTGTAGATAAGATTTGCGATGATATGGATGAATTCAATTAAGGGAGAGTTATAATATATGGCTAAGAGAAAGATTCCCACTGAGATTCCTATGGAGAAGATTACTGATCCTGATCAGTATGGTTTTTACGGCATTTCTTTGGACCCTGAACAGCGTGTGTTTCGTGATGCAATTTGGAATCCAAACATTGATGTTGTGATCTGCAACGCTGCGGCTGGTTCTGGCAAGACGCTTATTGCGACTGCAACTGCAAATCTGCTTGTTCAGGCTGGCTATTTTGATAAACTGACTTACGTCGTGTCTAGTTATGGCGAAAAGCGTCAAGGCTATCTTCCTGGATCTATTACAGAAAAATCGGAAGTTTTCTTTGAACCTTTTTATCAGGCTCTGATTAAATGCAACGTTGACCCTAACAAGGTTATCAACGACGAGTCTATGGTGAATCAGAAGAATGGCACTGGTTATATTTCTTGTCTAACTCATACTTTCCTTCGTGGCACAAACCTGAGTGGTATTATTTTGTTGGACGAGAGCCAGAACTATACTCCTAAAGAGTTACAGAAGACTATTTCTCGTTGCGATGGTAGTGATGGCGAAAAGGTAAAGTTGATTATTATTGGTCATGATTTACAGTGTGATCTTGATAAACCTTCTGACTCTGGCTTTATGCGTTGTCTCCAGCATTTTGCGAAGCATGACCGCGTAGCCGTATGTCAGTTGACTACGAACCACCGTGGATGGATTAGCCAGTGGGCTGATGAAATGGACGTGAGTTAATGCGAGGAGCTGTAAGAAAAACAAACGAAAAATTTCAAGAAGAAGCCAAAATAAAGAATCAAAAGGTAACTGTTGCAACGGTGTACAAAGGGAACATAATAAAAAACTTAATAATGGACTGCCAATCTTACACAAAGTACCGCCCAAACGAGACTACGGGCGGTATTTTTGTATCATGGCGGAGAAAGGAGGAACTTCCCACGGGGGCTTGACTGAAAAGTTGAGCCCCTTTTTTCATGCCAAAAAACAGGAGGTAAATGCTTATGGCAGATGATAAAACCACAAAAACGCCAGAACAGCCGGTAACGGATAGCGGGCCGGGCAAGGAAACGCCTCCCGCTCCCCCAAAAGAGCCGGAGAAGGTTTCCGTTTCCTCGGAGCCGGGAAAAAAGACGGAACCAGAGGTAAAGAACCCACAGGTTTCCGTCTATAACTTCGCTGAAATTATGAAGGAAAAGAAAGCCGAGGAACGGGCGGCAACTCCCGGCGTGGAAAAGCCTGACCCGGCAAAAGTGGAGAAACCGGAAAAGCAGCCGGAGACTCCGAAAAAAGCAGAGGAAAAACCCAAAGAGCCGGAACAGCCGAAGCGCCGGGGCCGTCCCCCGAAAGCAGATAAGGACAAGGCCGCAGCCCCGAAGTCCAAAGCCCCCGCACAGAAACCGGAAAAGACGGTCAAAAAGGAGCCGGAGAAAAAAACGGCTCCAACGGTGCAGACCGCTCCCACTCCGAAGGAACCTGAAAAGCCGCAGGATGCACCACGCCGGGGCAAGGAGCAGATCGTCTATATCAAGCTGAATGAACTCCACGCCTTCAAGAACCATCCCTTTGAGGTTCGGGATGATGAAGAAATGCGGGCTATGGTGTCCAGCGTCAAGGACAAGGGCGTTACCCAGCCCGCTATCGTCCGTCCCCGTGAGGATGGCGGCTATGAGATCGTGTCCGGCCACCGCCGCCAGAAAGCCAGTGAGCTTGCCGGATATGCGGATATG